CATTCCATATCTATGTAACGCTCTAAGTATTTCTAGAACGTTCATTTAACCGGATTGACGATAGTTGTACCGTCTGCTCTTTTGACGGCTTTTCCGTTTTTCTTATGCACAGCGAACTTTACTGTTTTTGCTGTTTTGAAGTAATCTCCAATTGCGACGACTAAGGCTTTAACCTTAGCTTCGAGATTCCTGCTATTAGCAGCAACCGCTGCTCTTGCTTCTCCAACTTCTTTAGGAAGTATCCCTAAAGAGCTTGCGAATATAATCGGTCCGATTGCATTCTCACCTGCATAGACGAGATGCTCGGCACCTTTCTCATTAACGAGCGCACATGCGTGATGTTTCCCTGCTGAATGAATCATTCTGTTGGTCTTCATCTTATGATTACCTCCTGTTTGAAGTGTGGGTGCATTTGACCCACTGCTAGTTTTCTTTCCGAATGCCATATTTGGTATTTCCTTACATTGTTAATAATAATAATACACCTCTTACTTACTCCACTTACCCTCTCTCCCTATTACTAAGGCAGGTAATGATAGTTGAAAGCCACCAGCACCATAAAAAAAGACAGACACACGCTGTTACACGCATGCCTGTCTCTCTTTGTTAGGTTGTTGTTTCTGTTGTTGTTTTACTCTTCTTTGAGAGGGCTTTTGCTAGCCAAGGAGTTTTGTTAATTCTCATTGTATTAACTGCTTCGTTTCGTTTCTTTCCGTATCCAGCTACTCCTTCTTTTCTTTTTCGTTTTGTGTTTATGTTAGCCATATATCAATTTTGTTATGTTGTTATTGTATTAGTTTTATGTTGTCACACTCCAAGCATGACCATTTTCATGAGCTTCTGCTATGTGGTCTTTCTTGTATTCTTGCATGGCATCGTCATCTTTTGGATGATAGTGCGATATGTGCGTAGGGCCTTCTGCTGAGTCATACGTATTGTCTACATAGTTACGATAAGCAGGCAGATCTAACACACGATGTGTTACACTTTGGCAATGATCGCAATCAGTGCTGTCGATAGTCAGTCCGATTTGTCCTAACCATACATATTTACCTAGATGTACTGTGTCTTCATAACCAAGAGCATGTGCTTTTGCTTCATCATAATCATAATCAAATACGTTAGTTATTGTTTTAACGTAGTGACTAAGTATGTGACCAGGTAGCTCTAATAATGTTTGAGCTCTTAATTTAACTGCTGGCACAGCATGCTTTTGATTTGCTTGTCTTTGTTGCCAAGGTGCATCGAACTGCATTAGATGTAGCTCAGTGTCGTAGAACTTTGCTAACTGTAAGTATGGCATTATCTCCCACAATGTTAAGTTAGTGTTGTCTACAATAATGACATCTTTTTTCTCTCCTAATGCAGATGCATACTTATCGAAGCATTCGGAATGAGCATTACATAGTTTATGATGATTGAACTTGTAATTAAACGATCCATCAATGAAGTAATCGTCTGCAGAACAGTATGCTAACGAGAGATAGTTTTCTCTACACCAGTCTTTAACTGCTACTGCATGTTGGCTCTTTCCTGCACCGCTTGTGCCTCTGTACATTATTATTTTCATAATGTTACTTCTAAGTTATATACTAGTTTGAATACCTCTGCTGTTATTTGCATGACGTAGTTTGTTTTACTCAAGGCTCCTGGACCTTCAGGCATGTAGTCACCTTGTACACACAGGCTGTCTTGCCTTGTGTGTGGCTTACTAGAGTTCCATGTGTGGAATTGAATGTAATGCCATTTATCTTTTGTGAATCTCCAGTTTGCTTGGCCAGAAGTTAACCAACATATACAAGCATTATTCGGTAGTTCTGACATCAATGAAGATGCTTTGATTAACTTCACTGGATTTGAATCTACATTTGCAAAAGCTTTTTGCTTTTTGAAATATATACTTAATCCGGTTGAATCTTCACATTCTTTTATCTGCCTAGCAATGGATGATAGTTCTGGACAAGGTATATTTACTGGCACATCAATGTATTCGTTTCGTTTTAATTTAGTATTTTTCATAGTTTAGTTGTATGGATTCGTAATCATTAGGGTCAAATGTCGGAGACAAAGGTTGAGTTGCTTTGGCAAACTCTCTTGTATTCTTGACATTTATTAATCTAGGCTGGTCAAAGCCTTTGTTTTTCATTGTATTGACAACATGAACAGCTAGGGCTTGAGTTGTTTGTCTAGTAGCTTCTTCTTCTACTTGTTCTCTGCCGGCATCGTATCCACACTTCCTTAATATTCGTTGTGCGGATACGATGCTTGCTTGTTCACGTGCTTTTTCACGCGACTCTTTATTCTGTTTCTTCATAAGTAATTCCCAGGTCTTGTGGTGTCCAATTCTTAGATAACTTACTTCTTAGTAGAACGTTTGACTCTCTTAGGTTAATGAATTCTTCAAAGCTAAGGTATGAGTTGCTGTTCTGTTCTTCTTTATCTAGTCGCTTTTCATGAGGATTTAATTCCTTCATGTGATGCACGATGTTACTTACTCCATTGGTATATAGAGCACTTAACTTGTTGTCTACGGCAGGCACTATTTTGTATAGTATATCTGCTAATACAACGTCCTGTATTTTGAACTTGCTTGCTAGTCCTGGTTGTTGCTTGAGTCTACTTGAGAAGACCGCTGCTTTTTCCATCTTCTCTGCTTTTTTAGCAATGAAGCTGGCTTCGTTTAAAGATTCGTACGTACCTATTAACCGTTCACCTGTATAGGTTTTGGTTTTTGGGTCATACATGGACAGTCTTATAACTGAATGTTTAGTTGTTTGTATTATTGATATCATCTTTTAGTTCATCGAGGGTTTTACTTAGTTTTTCTGCGTATTCTTCTTTTAGTTCTATAGCTTTATTACTTATGCTATTTTCTGATTTGTATCCTTTGTTATCCATGACACAGTCTGCTAGTAGCAGGACTATGTCTGATAGTTCTCTTAACAGGACTACGTCTGCTGCATCAGCGGCTTCATCTACGTCAAGCCCCTGATCCATAAGCCTGGCCATGTCATTGAAACATTTTCTTTTTAATGTCTCGCTGACCATTGCTGCTGCGAATATTTCTGGATGCTTACAGTCGCTTACCTTGTCATAGGCAAGTTCTATAACTTGTTTTATTGCATCTTCTTTGTCTTCTGAATCTTCTTTTATGTATACCATTAGGCTGCTCTCCTTATATTTTGATTGTTATATTTCTTTCGTGCTGTGAATATTTTGCTCCACTCGTTTGCTATGTTTTTTACATAGACCACACCACCTACGCGTCTTGCGCATTGCTTGGCCCATTGTAATCCTTCTGCACTTTTCATGTATGCAACTTCATAGCCGCCTCTGATTATTGTTCCGTCGCTTAGTCTTTTTGCGTGTTTCTTTGAGGGATCTACGCCTTCCCTGAATACGAAGTATGACATCGTTTTTCCTTTGGTTTATTGTTTCTGTTGTTTAATGAATTAAATAAGTATAATTCAAAAAATATATATAAAATTTACATACACTGTTCTAGTTTGTTATACGTGATGATAGTGGCCGGGGCAATGCGCTTGGGCACTACCCCGACCGAGCTTTAGTTAGCTGGACAAGTATTTTACAATAGAATCTAGTATGTAAGTGTTTTCTCTGTTGTTGTATTGCATGTTATCTGCAATTGCTTTTTCATCTTCATCCTCGGCTAGTCTTCTACCTAGACCAAACATGTAATCGTCAAGGATCCTGTCTTGATCGTTATATTCACCACCTTTATTTAACAATTGCTTCATTTCTTTTGCTATTACATTTAGCAAAGGCCAATTAGCTTTAACTGTTTTTAGTGTTTTTAATACTAATGTTTTTGTTAAGGTGTTTTTGTTTGCTTTGTCTTTACACAGCTTAAGTATTCCTAGTTCTTTTGCTTGTATTAGAATGCTTGCACATGGTTCTGAATACGCATACGAGATTCTTGCTAAGTCTGTTAGCAATTTGTATCTGGTAGACGATATCTTTGTTGATAACGATTTTTTTATTTGAGTGAACACATAATTGAATTCATCAAGCAATTCATTAATAGACGAATGCCTTAGTCTAGTGTACTGCCAGTTATATCCTTTAGACAATCTGCCATCTAACGTTATGGAATCACGATGATCTTCGAAGCCAGGTTCTCGATATCTAGTACTTAAGATTTCTTTTAATCTTACATGATTGTCTAAGACATCACTTTTAGCATGCTCTTCTTTTATCTTTCTAGATAAGAGAGTAGCTGCAAACTCATATAGATTTATTGCATTAGGTAACTTATCAATTATCTTGTAGTGCTTTTTTCTAACACCGTATAGATCTGCATTTTTGAATGATAGTGCGTCATCAACCATATAAGCAGACAATGCTTTCTTTTCATCATCTGTTGCATATTTTATATATTGTTTTGCTATATTTATTATATGTTTAAGCCTGTCTTTTGAGATCTTTGCATCTGTTTGATTAACATTTGTAACATGTTTACTTTCAGGCGTTATTGCTGAATGTCCTGACAGATACATACACAACACTGCTTTTGAAGAACTTATAGACACGTTACCTGCATCAATCCATTGATTAGTTTCCATTAGATAACTGCTACCTGTGTTCATTTTGAACAGTTCTACATGTGTAGTAGAATCTCTTGAGCTAATACTTGCTTGTGCTTTTGCTGGTTCATAATCCATTAGGTTGACAAGCTTGTCTTTAGCTATGAATGGCAGTCCGACTGTTTTTCTCATAACCTCAAGGCTGGACTTTATGTCTCTTGGGAACGCTATGATTTTCATCTTACTAGGTTCTTTGAATTCATTCATGAACGACTTGATTCTTTTAGTTACATTTGCTTGGCTGGTTCCATGGTCGAAGAACACAATATGTAATGTGTTGTTTTTCCAGGAATGAGGACCGAACCTGACGTAATGGTTATCGTTATCTGCAAACAGTTTGTCACTACCTCCGTGATATCTTTTTTCATAGTAGATATAGTCGATACCTTTTGCTATCGGTATGTTGGTATTACATACTGAGTTATTTACTCTAGCAGAGAGTAAGTTGATCAATGAATTATCTAATTCTTGGATGACTTCACTGTATACTTTTTGTGCATCGAGATAGCACGGTATGTTGTTTACTGCATTTGCACTGTCGCTGAGTACCTGTTCTAAGATATCTTCTGCTGCCTTACTAATGTTAGTTATCGTTAGCTTGTTGTATTCTAACTCTTCTCTGTTTGAAGCGATACTGAGATCTCCAATGTCAAAAGAAATATGAAGACTACTTTCGTTAAGCATTGCTCGCATGGCTGACGTGATACCTGGTAGCTGCTGCGTGTTGATAGGATATCCTATGTTGCCCATGACTGCTACAGCACCTCTGTATTTGTTGAAATGCCAAGTGTTGTCTTTCTTGTAACGTTTGTACTTGGCTTCTTTAGTAATTACTTCAGGTAGTTTTAGACCATCGTCGCCCCATCCAATAATTTTTGGCTGTACTTTGCTTGTTAAGCATAGATTCCAGATTTCTGATTTGAACTGATCGATGTCATTTGTTGATACTCCGACTCCGATTTCTATACCTGTATCTTCACCTTGTTCTGCTAACACAGGTGGTTGCATAACCTTTAACGTTCCAGTGTGTGATTCATCAATGATTGCTACATACACGGCTTTCATAATAGCATCGTCTTCTTTCCACCAGCTTGTGATAGTAAATTGCGAACCGTATGCGAATGCAGCTTTACATCCGATACCTAATCCGCCTGTTAACTCATCTGTGTTTCTTTTAGTAGAACACCCGTACATTACATACACTTCTTGGATCATCTCTTTTGATAACCCTGCACCGTAGTCTCTAACTTTGAACTCTGGTTTGGTTGTTGTAGGTAAGGTAACTTCAACACTTTTAGTAACATTGTGAGTCTTATGTTCATCTAATGCATTAGTAATATACTCACGAACTACTGCAGCTGGTTTGTTGGAATATATTTTACTACGCAACATCTCCATAATGATTGGAGAATCTGCTGAACGAATACCGAATTCGGTGCTTTCCATATTGTAATCGCTTTGGATTACTGATCTGTTGTCTCTAACTAATTTCATTTAATTAATATTTATATTATATAGGTGTACCGTTTTGACCCACGGTACCACAGGTTCTTTTCTTTTTACTTAGCTGATATCGTCAGCAGTGGCTTCGTCTAAGAGATCACTTAGCTTCACGTCATCTACTTCGAACTCGATATCAAAGCCGGTATCTTCACCATTGACTTCTTCTAACAGATCAGTCCAACAGTCGGACCACCACTGGCTAGCACCGAATTCGCTGTCTAGATATGATTTGGATACTTTTACATATCCATTTTCTTTCTGACTTTGAATGTAGTTACGAGCTTTGTACCAGTCATCGTGATACTGTTGTGTTTGTGATAGTTCTCCGTTCTCACTTTCTGATTCTGTCAGTTCGCCATCTTCATCGTTATAGACAGGAGCTGTAAGATAAGCATCATTTCGTTGTTCTCTTGGTATCTCGCAAACAACTTGATACTTTGAAACTCTAAGCTTTTCGAACATCCCATCTTCCGGTACAGACACAGCGTCTGCTGGATCGTATTTAACAACCATAAGATGTCCGTCGTGACCTGCCCAACCATCTGCATAATCTTTACTACCTACATGGAAACCATGGGAGCATTGATTGTTGCAGTTGTCATCTACACCTCTTCTAGCCATGCTATTTACTTCTCCAGGTTTGTTACTGAACTTACCTGAATATTTATCCATGTAGTCATGTGCAACACCCTTGTAGCCAAGTACGCAGCCGTCTTCTGTGATAGGCATTTCTTTATGTTCGATAAACTTATACAGCTGTTCTCTCGAGTTTTTCGAGGGATTGTTGTACGTATTTTCCATGAATTTTATATACATGGTTAGGTCAGCATGACCTGATGATATGATGTCCAGTAGTCTTTTGACTAAGCTTTCAGCAAGAACGTCTTCTTTATAAAGAACGTTATTACCTTCTGCTTTTAGTAATCCATTTGATTGTTTTGCAATCATGTCCATGGGATTTAACATGCATTCGATGTCAGAATATTTCTTTTCCAAGATAGCTACTTTAATAGCTTGGAAGTTCATATTACCTGATGTGACGTGGTGCATCGTTCCGTTATAGAAGAAACAGATGCTTTCGTCGTTTATTATTGCTCCAGTTATGCTCATAATATTTTTGCCCAATAATGGGAATTATTTTGATTTTGTGCTCGATCCCAATAGATACAACGAGCGATATAAGGTGGCACGTCTCTTTCTTGTGAGAGACGCAGCCAATAGTCTTCCATTCCATGATATAGGATTTTGCCTGGGGCTTTTTCCTTGTCATGACCATAGAGACCTAGGATATGTCGGTCTAAACAAACGACATTTGCGGTGAGAGGATTGCACATTTCCAGTGCAAAAGAAACTTTAGCGTAATTTATTTGTATTAGTTGTTTTGCTAAGTCGTCTCTTAATCCTCGGAGACACGTTGGTACATCTAGAAACAGCTCTTTGTTTTGATTAAAACTTATTCCGAAATGGAATATTCCAGCTGCTTTTTGATTCTGCATACCTCCGCGTGATAGTATTAGTTGGTGTGTTATTCTAAGTATGTTGTTCAGTGGTTGGTCTTTTAACAGACCGTATTGAACTACATTTTTATCCCAAGACGTGTGAACACTTGTGTATGCAAATACCCATCTGTTCTTTACTTCTTGTTCTGTCTTTGGTGCTTTCTTTTGCCAGTACTCAATTTGAGTGTTTACCTCATGTTCTTGAATACTTTCAAAGAAGTTACGCACACGCTTTTTCGATGTCTTCGATAGCGGTTTTATGTGTCTTCCCATAACCATTCCATCCACGTGTTTTTCTTAATTTCTGCAGAGCTACTGAAGCTTTGCTACTTGCTGGCTGAGTGCCATGTAACAACAATCCAAACGATGGACCATCTACTCGAGCTAACGAGTCGTCATGATCTATTTCTAGATTAAGTCTTTTAGCTTCTTCTACAGAATACACTACCTTTGCATATTTAAGACCTAGGTCGTAAACATCGTTGTCCCACTTACCACCTAATGAAGCATTAAGTACTAAGTTGGAAGGCAGTGTTTCGAGATGTTTGATCCACATTGGTATAGCTTTTGTGTAAGCATATATTTTCGTGAACGGAAACGTCTCACATATTTTTAACCATGATTCGAAGTATTTTATATTGAAGAAATCACCACCTACTCCGTGTCTAATGAACGGCGTTTGGTCGTGATTAACTACATACTCGTCATGTATTGGTACAAGTGATTCATAAATCAGTTTGTACATTTCTTTTACTGTTTTTGCAGCACGAAGCTGAAGCAGATTTGACCAACGATTCTTACGAAGAGCTGGAGATCTTGCTTCTTGGCTTGCAGCCCAACATCTGAACTTGGTGTCAGAGCCGTCTGTTATTTTACCAGTTATCTGATCTGCACTACTCAAACAATCTTTTGCACCGCAACAGGTATGACCTGACGGAAGACTGAAATGAATAGTTCTGTCTGATAACTTTGCGTTACCTATTTGGAACTTAAGCATTTTTATTTGTTGTACACATGTAACAGGATTGTCCTTGGTCTGCTTGGAAGCGCATTACTTGGCTTACTGAACAAGTAGGACATTTAACCATTTCTCTATTTTTTTTTACCGTTAGAGATGCGTTGAGAACTTCCCAAGGTCTTTCTTTAATTCCTCGGGTTGCATTACGCAGCAGCTCTCTGGCTTCTGCATATGACATTTAAGCAACATCAAGTAGCGTTAGTTGCTTTTGAGAATAATCTGTTGAAGCATCTGCATGTATTATTGGATCGGGTGTGATCTCTGCTTTGATGCCGTAACATTTTATACTTGTGATAGTATCAAGGTTTACTGATCTGTAGTTCTCAGGTCCTCGTTTACCGGTCATTTCATATACAGTGAACTGACTATTGTCTATTTTTGCTGAACCTCCAGGATTTATTCCTTTTGCATACTTACGCACGCGAGCTCTGCAGTTCATTATTCTTACATCACCATTCTTTTTGATGAATGTAACACCGAAGATCTGGTTGCCCAGTGCTTTGATGATTTGTATTACTTTACTTCTATGTAGCATGTTGTTATTTGTTATTATTTGTTATACAGAAAATTTAATCGTCAAAACTCATATGATACAATTGGTACTCAAGATAACTTGAATCTTTTTCGGCATCTGCTTGGCTTTGCAGGAGGTCTTGCCCTTTAGGACCTTCGAACCAACCTTTTACTGCTTCGTCGAGCAGTTCTTCTAGCTCTGGTTTGGGCAGTACTACATCAGATGTTCTTAGAATATCTTCGTAATACACACAGTCTACGCCAAAATCATCATCCATAGGCGGATCCCAATACGTACCTTCTTGACCTTCGCTATGCACCGAGAATTCTAATTCACCGGATACATACACAACCTCATCAACACCACCTATAGTCACTTTCAAGTCATCAATTTCAAACTTCATATTCATACAAAACCTTTTTTTTTAATTAATTAATAAATAAATCTTCAAAAAATAATTATAAAACTTACATCACTAAGGCATTTGCATCGGTGATGATAGTTGTTCGGCCAATACAAACGCTTGCGTATAACATGTGTCAAGTTTATTATACAGTCATGCCCAGGAACTATGCCAAAGAGTATAAAAACTACCATAAAAAGCCTAAGCAGAAAAAGCGTAGGGCTAACCGCAACACTGCCAGGGCTAAGATGGTAAAAGCTGGTAAGGCGTCAAAGGGAGATGGAAAAGACGTCCATCACAAGAACCGGAACACTAAAGACAATAGGAGTAAAAACTTAGCTGTCATCTCCAAGAGGAAGAATCGGTCTTTCAAGAGGAAGTAGGTTTTCGATCAAAGGCGGACGCTCGAGGCAAAGTCTCACATAAGCACTAAAACTTATATGAGCTTCAAAAGCCACCTTTACATGTTTTTTATGAAATTCTTTGGGCAGAGAAATATTCACACGAATCTGGGCGCATTTATCGTTTCTTTTTAACATAATATTGTTTTTTATGGAGAAACAATAAGGTTTTTGGCAACCCCAAACCGCTGTTTTTCAGCAGTTTACGCACCAAGTACGCACTTAAATATTGTTTCTTGTTTTTTTTTAGTACTAAGCGTACAACAGAGAATTTACAATCACATTCCCCTACCTCCTCTTTTTATTATTATTATTATTATATTCATACATAAAAAAAAACAAGAAACAATATATGGCCTCTTGAGCCTTTGAATACCAACGACTTATGGAATATTGTTTTTCCTGAGAAACAATATTTTTGGACGAGAAACAATATTTTGACCAAAAAAAAAGCTACCCTTGTGAGGTAGCTTTGCCTAAATGTATAGAGCAAACGTTAGGCACGTTTAGTTAACAGGGCCTCCATTTCTTCTTTTAATTTCCGTACTTGAGCTAATTCTTGCTCAAGGACAGTCATGTCTAGTTCGCTTTGAAGAACTTCCTTGGTTCTTTTTTCCAGTTCAGCGACTATTCCCGACCTGATTATTTCGGACAGTGTCTTGTGTGACTTCTGCGATATATCGATTAACCTGTCATATAGGGGCTTGTCCAGCCGTACAGCACAAGTTACGTTTTTTACTTCATTCATGTGTTATATAGATATTAGGGTTCCTTGAATAGCTCAACATTAGGGTAAAGTTTACACACTGTCAACTCATGTTATGCATAAAAACGACACATAAATAGCTTACTGCTTACACACCAACGACTTAACGTTTATAAAAAAAACCACTTATTCATTCTTGCACCCCAATGTATTACATAGTATAACAAAACTATGCACTCAGGAGACCCTAAGAAAGAACTACACAGGCAAGTCAATGTAAGACTAAGTTCAGAGTTGTTTTCAGAGGTAAGTAAGTTAGCTGACTCTGTCACTAGTTCCGTTTCTCAAATCATACGAGAAGCTTTGATAAGGTACATCAATGGTAGGAAAAAGTAAGCCCGACGCCGAATCCCTTACGGCTTTCTTCGTTCTCGATGTTCTTACCCCATTGAGGAAACTCTATAATATAGCGTCCAAAGAGACCTGGCGTAAGCTCAGAGCCCAAGGCCTGAAGACCTACAAGGTAAGTGGGTTGGGTGTATGTATTAGACCATCCGAACTCAAGCTCTATTTAGATGAGGCCTCTATACAGGAATGAAAAGCTGTATTTTAGCCGTAGATCCAGGGGTTTCTGGAGGCATGGCGTATTACCGGGACGGGGAGATAACTCTTCGAAAGTTCACCGACGAAGACGAATTCATAAGTTACGTAAAATCGCATGGAGAATGCGAGCAAGCAGTCGTAGAACATGTACCGAAGTATATAGGGAATCAGATGATGGCCTCTCACAGCTTTACACTGGGGTACAACATGGGTTTCGAAGTTGGAGCGATCAAGGGCTTGGATATACCGGTGGACCTCGTTCGCCCTCAGAAATGGCAAGGCTCGATTCCTGGACTGAAGGGGGTTACTGGACACAAGAGAAAGAAACTTTTAAAGGAACACGCGCAGAGACTGTATCCTGGCTTGAAGGTTACGCTAGCAACTGCGGACGCCCTACTAATTTTAAACCACTACCTAAAGATGACATGAAAAAAAGACCAAAGAAAAAGATGGGTACTTCTAAGTTCCCTGGCTACTCGGCTCCTCCTGAGCCCAGTGCTGACACCTACATTCCCAACTATAGTTGGAGACATACAATGAAGTCTGTTAAACCCGAAACCAATAAAAGCAATGTATCGCTATTTACTGTGGTTCTTAGGACTGTGCTTCGTGGGTACGGTCTTATTAAATCCTGCTTGTGCCGGATCGTCTGTACTAAAAAAGACTAAAAACTCTGATAGTAGTTCCCATAAATGCTGTAAAGAGTAGGGTTTCCGGTTTTTTTTCGGTTTTTTTGATTATTTTATTCACTTTCTGTGTGATAAGTGTATAACTAAGTGCTTATCTGTTAAACATATGAAATGTATTATTTGTGGTAAAAACAAGACGAACACCGTTGATTCACGTAAGAAGGAAAACTACGTACACCGCAGGAGGGAATGTCCACGTTGTGGAACAAGATTCTCTACTTCCGAGTACACCAACAAGCACATTATCGAGCTCCAAAAGTCTTATCGAGATCTCGAAGAAGAACTTGAAGGGCTTCAAGCCTGGAAAGAACTTGTGGAAAAACGTACCCACGGCTATTCGCTATGCGAAATCCCCGACCGTTCACTACAAGGGTCACCACAACTGCGATCCCGAAGTAGACGTAAGGCTGGCAGAGATGTGCGAGAAGGCGTTCGTAACGGGTGAGCTTGAATGTAGAGGTTATACTCTTGAAGAGATAGGTAATTACGTTGGCATAAGTCGTGAAAGGATCCGCCAGATCCAAGACATCGCACTAAATAATCTAAGAGGTTATATAAAACAGGCATTTGGATGGGAGTTAGATTTAAGAGATCTGCTTCGCAACACGGAGACGAACTATGACGACCTCTAAAGTAGAATTATATTCGTGGCAGAAAGGTCATGCACAAAAGCTCCACGATTCTTTATCTAAGTACGGGGTAGCAAAGGACGGCTCTGACACAGGCACTGGCAAGACTGTTGTAGCAGTTAAGGTAATCAAAGACCTAGGCCTAGCGCCCTTCGTCATTTGCCCAAAGGCTGTTATTCCAAGCTGGAGTCAGTGGGTCAAAGAACTCTTCCCCTACCTCGACCCTTCTCAAGTCGTACACAATTACGAAAAGCTAAAGGGAGGAAAGACTTTATATATCAAACGCAAGGGCAAGGGTTATGAGTGGCAGATCAATCGTGATAAGTTGGTCATAGTTTTTGACGAGGATCATTACTGCAAGGGAGAAAAGTCTCTCAATTCTAAGATGCTTCGAGCAGCTAAGCGTCAGGGTTATAAGCTTCTATGTTTAGGTGCGACCTCATGTTCCTCTCCTCTCGACATGAAAGCCTTGGGTTATGCTTTAGACTTGCACGTCTCTTCAGATTTTTGGTCATGGTGTCAGCAAAACCGTTGCCGTCCAGGTCAGTGGGGTGGGCTCGAGTATTTTGGTGGAGATGAGCATAAGAAAAAACTGCATGACATGATCTATGCTAAAGGCTCACGTATTTCGATTGCTGATCTACCGGCTGGCACCTTCCCTGACAATTTAGTTTCTCCAAACATATACGAGATGAAGAATGTCCATGACATAGATGTGTTATATGAGGACATCATGGATGAAATAGAACAGTTAGAAGACGAGGAAGACGATCGGTTAGCTATTACTAAGATACTAGATGAGCGTAGAGAGATCGAACACTACAAGGTAGATCTGTTTGCTGACTTGGCTCAGGAGTATTTGAAGGAAGGCAACTCAGTCGTAGTGTTTGTAAATTTCACCGACACTTTAGAACAACTTGCAGCGACCATGTCTTCTATGCACGATGTCAATCCCCTTACGGTCTATGGCGGCCAGAGTTCAACCATGCGACAAGCTAGTTTAGAACTATTCCAATCTAACAAAAGCAAGATGCTTATCGCCACAATACAGAGTGGTGGTGTTGGAATTAATTTACACGATGTTCATGGTGGGCATCCAAGGCGAACGATAATGAGCCCTACCTTTTCAGCCATCGACATGAAGCAGGCTTTAGGTAGATGTTACCGCGCCGGAGGTATGACACCTGTAATACAAAATTTAGTCTTCGCTGCTAATACCGTAGAAGAATACGTGTACCGAAAAGTTAAGGCGAAAATCAATAATATTGACCTAATTAACGATAGAGACGTGACACCATGTGGGATCTAGATACAATCAAAGAGATTAATAAATGTTTACCGCGTAAACATGACACCAAGCACATGTCGAAATTATGGCGTTATTTCGACGCATGGAGAAAGCATTTGTTTAACAAGAAAAAAAAATAATATGGGATACTATAGAATGGAAGAAGAAAGCGAAGGAGGGGACGGAGAGTTCCACAAAATTTCTTTAAAGAAATTGGAAGACTTACCTCCCGAGATATACAAAGAGCTGGTCGAAAGATCGTTAGCTCTAGCTACTCGGATCAAGGAAAGATCTGACAAGCTAAAGTCTGTGATTGGAATCACAACTATAGAAGGCTCGGAAGCCGCAGAAGACGCGTTTTGGAGGACAGCTAGTATAGAACAGTTAGCTTTCTTCGAAATGCAAATCAACAATATACACACCTGTCTAGAAGACCTAATAAACACCAAATAACATGACAAAAGAAAAAGAAAAAGAAGAAGAAGTAGGAGAAGAAGAGCTCTCTCGCTATGAGGAACTGGTAAAAGAACGTTTAGAACTTTTGAAAAAAGGTTTCGACGATTTCCCCAGCGTAGAAGGAGATGAAGAGGGTAATAAACTGCCAGGGTTTATAATGATGCACATCGCTCAGTTATATACTCGACTGGATCTGACTCTTGGAGAGATGGAAGAAGTACAGACTAAGGTTCATACCCTTATTAAAGCTTCTCTTCCCGACATGTACGCCCAGGCAAAGGAAGACTTCGAAAAGGAGTTAGCTAAAGAGCCAGCATGAGCGGACCTGACGCACATCATAAATTGGGCCCCTCTACACTTAAAAATGTAGAGGTGTGCCCAGGCTTCAGAAGTACCAACGAGGACAATGTATTTACAATTGAGGGTACTAAAATGCACGAAGCTGCGGAAACAGAAAACTTTACAGGCTTGGAGGAAGAACAAGAAGTCATGGTAGCTAAAGCGCTAGCATACAAGCAAAGCCTTGAAGATAAAGATTCCGAAACAATATTAGAACAAAGAGTAACAATAAGATTATGATTTTTAAAACAATAATACTGATAGTAGTATGAACGCAGATTTAATTACTGAGATATTTGGGACTGTTGATGTAACCGTTCTCAAAAAAGCCAAAGAGCATGTCGACATAGCTGACTATAAGTTTGGTAGAACTAGGGTAACTCATGCCGAGGAAAACATCCAAGGACATGCTTACATGGTAGGGACCTTTGACATGTACCCTTGGGCTAAAACGGTAACCGTACACTTCATTACTCCACGCCTAGACGAGGTAACAAAGCACACATACCATAGGAAAGACCTTGAATGGCACCGGCTTAGAGTAAAAGTAATTATTGAAAGAGCCACAGAGCCCGAACCTAAACTGAACCCGAGAACTGAGGTGTGTAGGTTTTGTAAAAACAAAGTCTCATGTCCAGCCCTTCACGACCAACTATTACCGCTTGCTAAAAAATATGACTCCAACAACTTTGCTATTGATCTCCTTAAGAATTACAGCCCATCAGCTGTGGAAGACCCTCAAATATTATCTCGTATGCTTGAAGTCGCTCCCGTCATGGAGGCCTGGGCGAAAGCAGCTAAGGCGAAGGCGTTGGAAATAGCTACTGAAACTGGTGATGAAATTCCAGGGTATGAAGTAAGATATAAAAACCCAGCAACAAAGATCAAAAATACACAGGAAGCTTTTGATGCACTTGAAGAACATTTCAATGCTGAAGAATTCATGGAAGTTTGTGATGTGAGCATAGCTAAGTTGGCTAAAGCACTTTCAAACAAACTACCTAGAGGTGAGAAGAAAAGCGCAAGGCCCACTATTGAACTGGCATTGATGGCTAAAGACATCATCCCAAAAGACGATGATGTAGATAAATCACCATATTTAAAGAAAGTTAGTTGACGCATTGCCAACTACAACGTATAACAAATTAGAACAAATCAATTTCCTATATAACAAAAAGAAAAAAGACAATGAGTAAAGACACAATGAGTATCGACGAAGCAATAGGCACAGAAGAAATAGTAACAGGAGCTCCTTCGGGAACCCTCCAAACTATGACTAATGCCGGAGTAGTGGGACAGGTAGATCGTGAAGACGTTCGCTTCCCAAAGATTCAAATAGTTCAAGGGGTTGGACCTCTTAGCGAGCGTGATGAGTTCAAAAAAGGTGACATCATCCTTGATGGTGAAACTCGCATCGGCGGAAACGGTGATGGGGTTGAGATCACAGTTCTCCAGATTGGTAAGCAGTTCGAGGAGGTAGTCCCTTATGACGGTGACGACATCCCTCGTATTGTTGACACGAAGGAGGAGGTTCTAAAACTGGGCGGAACAACTGAAGGTCATCGTGACGGTGGCAAGTGGGTTGGACCGACATGGAGAGCTATAGCAGATGCAATGGTTTGTATCGAAGCTCCTAAAGGTATCGACAAAGACCAGCTGGATGTAGCGTTCCCTTTCGAAGCTCCTAAATCAAAAGGTAAGTTTACCTTTGCTCGATGGGTGATCAAAGGTGTGGCTTACAAGTCAGCTGCCGTTGAGATATTCTCAGCAGCTTCTATGTACTACCGTGACGGATTGCGCAAAGGTACTTTTCGGGTTGATACCACGAAGAGAACCTTTGGTCCCAACACTGTTATGGTACCTACCGTACGTAAAGGTAAGCGTAACGACCCTGAGTTTTCTTCTTGGTTAAGCGAGTTCGCTTAATCGTGTTCATTGGGGAGTCGGGTTTCATGGGGTATGTTAGCCCGGCTCCCTATATTTTCATATGAGACCAGAAAAAAAAGCAAAAGCTTTTAAAAAAGTTCACGAACTTAGCAAGAACGTGGGCATAAGTAGAGCAGTAAAAGCTGTCGGTGGCGTCAGTCGCTATGGCTATTATAAGTGGTTAACCCGCCACGGCTTGAAACCTATATCACGATTTAATTTACAGCATGACCAAGAAGACCAAGAAGAAACCAATAGTCTGCGCATTCGACACGGAGACGGAGTATGACCCCAAACACTCAATAGTAATACAAGGAACACGACAGTACGTAGAGGACGAGAGATTCGAATGTTATCTCTGTACCTTTGCTAATGATGATTTTACAGAAGGGGCTCACCCGAAAGACATAGATTGGTTTAAGTACCAAGACGCCACCTTCATTTGCCACAACGCTTCGTTCGATGAAGCAGTGTTTATATCCATGGTTGAGAGGGGTATAGTACCAAAGATAAGAGTTACTTTTATCTGTTCAGCAGATATGACTACCTATTTCCAATTGCCCAGAGCCCTAGCCCAAGCGGTCAAAGTCGTATTCAAACACGACATGCCCAAAGAGATGAGGAATTGGATGAAGGGAAAGACATGGCAGGATGCTGTGGATGCAGGGAAAGACGAGGAGCTGATGAAGTATGGTATCGACGATGTCATATGGACATGGAAGTTGTACAAAAAACTGTACAAGAAGTGGCCGGAGATGGAGAGAAGACTTTCTACAATAAATCGTGAGATGTGTTGGGAAGGCCTCCCTATTGACGTGCCTGCTTTGAGAAAAGCTCTCAAGAAGATGGACAAGCAGATATGGGAGATCACTCAGAGGATGCCCTGGCACGATCAGGTAGACCCCGACACAAAGAAACCCTATGCCTTGACTGGTAAGAAAGGTCTTAACACTTACCTACAGAAGGAAGGGCTCCCAGTTATTAAGTCCACAGCAAAAGATTCAACCGAGTGCGATGAGTGGATAAACGATTTTGGTATCAGGTGTTCTTATGTATCTGATTTTCAGACCTTGGTGAGGATTAAGAAACACCACGCTACTCTCAGGAAGCTGATGGACAGAGTGGACGACAGGTTTCGATTCTCGTATTCGCTATTGCAATACGGTGTCCCCTCGACTCAGCGTTGGAAAGGTGCTGGAGGTTGGAATGTTCAGAACGCTTTTCCAAAGGAAGTTAAATATGGAGTAGACATCCGTGCCATGGTAAGAGCTCCCAAGGGGTACAAACTTATAGTCTCTGATCTCGGAAACATTGAACCTCGCTGTGCTGCAATGATCTGTGGCGACGCCGAGGCTTTGGCTGCTTACTTTAAAGGCTCGAATCCTTATCAATACCATGCTGAGGAAACCATGAACTGGACGGGAGGAGAGGTCAAAAAAGAAGACCCCCTACTCTACAGTTTGGCGAAAGAGAGGGTGCTCTCTCTAGGGTACGGCGTTGGTTGGGTTAAGTTTTTAGATCGGGCCAGACAGTTTGGTTTTGGTGGAGTGTTTGACAGAGAGTATGACAAGTTTGACGAGAACAACTTTATACGCTTTCTAGAAAACGTACCTAGTCAAAACCACATAGTCGACATGTTTGACGTGGCAGACGAATATGAGAAGAGGTGCATGGTCAATGCTTGGTTCCAAGTAATGGATTATAGAAAGAAGTCTCCTCTAATCACGGCACTTTGGAAGGAGCACTCGGAGAACTATGCCAAGGCTTCCTCTTCAGACAAGACTTACGAGATCCCACTACTTAGTGGAAGGTCAATCAAGTTTTTTAAACCAAGGGGAGAGTTGCAGGGAATTTCAAGCAAGCATGTAGAGGGTGGTAAAGACCGTCGTCGTGAGTACGGCGCGTCTCTTTATCAGAAGTCAGTACAAGCCACTGCTCGTGATGTTTTTGCCTTCCATTTGGATCGCTTGCACGAGGAAGGCATTAAGGTTATCATGCATGTCCATGATGAAATTGTTGCTGAAGTGAAAGAGGATGAAGTAGAAGAGAAAGCAAAGCTAATTGAGGAAGTAATGACCACCTCTCCACCTTGGGGCAAGCTTCCATTAGCATCTGACTGCGTAATTGCGGATAAATATTTTAAATAAATTAATAAATGTATAACAAACTCGAACAGAAGAAAACGATATGATGATTGGATTAGTGGGAAAAGCAAGAAGTGGCAAGTCAAGTGTAGCAAACGTGTTGGTAAGAGAGTACGGCTATTTACAATACGCTATGGCAGGTGCAATAAGAAAAGGAATATTAGCAGCTCTACCTTATGTGGAAGCTAACTATTTACATGAGGATAAGGAAGAAATTATTCCGTTGTTGGGGGTTACTGGAAGGAAACTACTACAGAGCTTCGGACATAATTGGGGGAGAGCAAATAATGAAGACACTTGGGTCAACGCTCTTAGTTTTGAATTAGACTTAATGAAGGTCGATCACCGCAAGGTAGTGATTGACGACATACGGTACGAGAATGAGGTCGATTGGATAAAAAGTAAGGGAGGTATGATTATTGGGGTTGATAGACCCTTCTTAGAAGACGAAGGGAGTTCTTGCTGGCGCACTCACCCCTCAGAAGCAGGCATAGATCCTACAAAAATTGATCACTGGGTAGCCAACATCTCACCGATAACTACTGACCTAGAATGTGCCGTAAGAGCCGTGATGGAACGCCTACTCGATCCCGAGCTTGAGGTGGTTCAATAATGGTTTTTACGATAGATAATTTAAGAGGTCAGGTAGTCACTCCCAAAGAGCCGTGGAGTATATGGCAAGATTTTAAAGTACCTGAGTTTGACGACCCACTGAAATTGAAAAAGTGGGCTAATCAAAAAGAGACTAAGTACCTTGCCTATTCGACGTTTTCTGGAGGCGACGAAGCACAGAGAGTAAAGTCTGGAAACACTGCTACTCGTATGATGGGTGTGGTTGCTGACTACGATTGCGAGCTAGACTCTGACGAGTTTAAGAAATGCTTAGACAGAGCGATGGATCTCGACCACTCACCGCAGTGGATCAGTAGGTCTTGCAGTGGTGGACTGCACGTGTTGTGGTTCTTCGAAGTCCCTGTTCTATGTCACACAAACGACGGCACCATCAGGTTCCTCAAGAGATTGGGTAAGGAAATAAAAGCTGATAGTATTGCACCGTCTATGGACTGGGGAGCATTCTTAGATCCTAGTAAATATTATTTATTAGGGCACGACTGGGTTCAGATTTCAAAAGAAACCGTGAGCACAAAGGAATTACACCTATGGCAATATGAATCTAGCGTTACCTCGGATTTCCAAAAAGAGGCCACAGAGATTCCATTAGAGGTAGTAAAACAGGAAGTGGATCGGCAATATCCAGGACAATGGAGAGGTGCTTTTGAGGAACGCTCGAGAGGTAAGAGGTTTTGGGACTCAGGTGCTAGTAACGAAAGTGCAGCTGTTGTATTCAAGACTGGCATTAGATGTTTCACAGGACCTCAGCCATTTGTTTCATGGAAGGAGATATTAGGTAATAAATTTGTCTCTAAATTTGAGTCAGATCGCATAGGAGCTGCTATAGAAAAATACCACTTTGACGGGCAGAACTATTTGGTTAGAAAAGATGATGGGGGTTACACGATCGCTGGTCCTAGGGAAGCACAGCTAGCGCTCAGAGCAGACCACGGGCTTAAGAAAACAGCAGACAAGGGTGATAATCTCTCAGAACTGGAGAAGGGTCTTAATCTTATCCACAAAGAAAAGAGAGTAAAAGCTGGCTTGCCTTTCTCAATGAGGAAAGAGCGTATAATAAAGTACGAAGGTAACTTTTATTTTAACACATCAATTGTTAAATGTCTCGAGCCACACCCTGAGCCCTGCGCCTGGGGTGAAGGATTCCCAAAAATTGCCCATTGGTTTGAGGTCATCTTTGGAGAGCAGTTGAAGCATCAACTAAGCTGGTTACATTATGCGTACGCAAATGCGTACAAAGGTAAGCCTAAGAAGGGGCAAGCACAATTCCTTGTCGGAGGTGTGGATACTGGTAAGACTTTATACAACCAGCATTTACTTCCTCACATCTTTGGAGGACAGCAACCGGCTTCAGCTTATCTCACTGGAAAGAGTGATAATTTCAACGACTATATGTTCGAGAAATATCTGTGGACGATCGATGATACAACTCCTACAGCCAGTCGTGCTTTTAGAAACACCTTTACAGGTAAGATCAAAGAGCATGTGGCCAACAGTGAGTTTTTAATGAACGGAAAGAACAAGCAACCTGGACGGGCTCAGTGGTTAGGTAGAATATCAATCACGCTCAATGATGACTCTACCAATCTTAGAATCTTGCCAGATCTTGACATGTCAATTCGTGACAAGCTGATGATTTACAAGATGACAAAGTACGAAGAATTCACTGAGGAATTCTTGGATCAGGTCATGGCTGAAGCTCCTTGTTTTTGCAGATACCTACTTGATTACAAGATACCTGACGAACTGTTCGACCTACGTTTCGGAGTCAAAGCTTACATAGACAAGTCAATAGAAGAAGTCGTATCCGCAGACAGTCAATGGTCAGCAGTTGCCGATTTACTGAGGATCTTTAAGGAAGTTTACTACGACAAGAACAATTCCGAGGAGACCGACTGGGCTGGAACACCTTCAGACCTATTATTGAGACTCTCTAAGATTGAAAAGGCTCAGATCCTAATTAAGGACATGACCCCTAACCGATTGGGTTGGGGCTTGAGACACCTAGAAAAAGCAGGCTGCGACTGGATAGGACGTAGTTGTAAAAAAGGCAAGAACGAGTGGGTGATAAAGAAAGCCATATAGTAAATATCTCTCACAATTTAATTCAAGGTGTAAGATACGAGCATCTTTTCGTAGCCGAAGCCTTAGGAAAAGAAATGGTACCGTCTCAACCGGTCGTTGCCATGCCCTGGGATTATCTAGTAACTCGGCTAGATAATCTCCAGACATTACGGGTACAAGTAAAAGGAACGAGGTGTCAGTTAAAAAACAACGGTTGCACTCGTTTTCAAATAACTGCAAAAACAGGTAGTTCTAAAACAGAAATGGTAGACTCGAGGGTAGTGGATGTCCTTAGTTGCTACGTAGAACCTTACAAGTGTTGGTACAATATTCCAATGACTGCATTGAAGGGAAAGGCAATCTGGCTTTATCCACAAAATAACTCTAGCAAAGGCCAATATGAATGTTGGCGCCATGACTGGTCATTTTTTAGAACTTAAGCCCAGCGCTTAATTATCTTATCTGACAGTATGATATCTGCGTAACTGTCGCTAGTAGTCTGAGGATTTGAATGCCTCAAACATTTCTGAGCTTTATACAGCGAATCAGTTGTCGCTAAAAAAGCACCATAGAGTTTACGACATTCGTGTAATGGTGAATTCCTCGTCCAGCCCAAAGCCCTAAGATCAGCGATCAGAGGTTCGAAGGCAGTGTCTATTGTCTTAAAAGTATCGAGATTACAGTTAATAAGGTAGTCGATTCCGTCTGCTCTAGCATAAACTCTTTGAGCCCATTTTGCTGTTAGATGGGTAGACCCCGACTTCCCTTTTGGATCAAACTTTTTATCGGGTTTAATTTTTATTATGTTCTGTTCATCTCCCGACAGATCAAACCATTCTCTACGGCAGTGAGCGATCTCACTCCTTCTCATACCTCCATGCAAAGCTAGAGCCAACATGGTAAATTTAACATTACACTTTAAATTTGCAAGGTAGTCGTGCGTATCAAGAATTAACTTTTCGGAAGGCAGTGTGTAGAAAATCTGTACCTTTTTAAACTTCTTAAGTGCTTGCATGTTTGGAACCCAGCTCATGTCTAAGTCTTTATAAATAGGCATTGCTTCTTCGGACACCAGAGACCTTGCATTAGTAAGTACAGAATTGATTGTTCGTTTCCTTGCAAGGATGTCTTCTTCTTCTTCAACACCGTCAAGCATCTTCCTAGTGTAAGAAACATAGCAAGCGTTCCAGTTGATTGCACAGCTGGGGTTTTTCTTACCCAGACCCACCTTCACTAATCGTCTTATGGCGCTTGCATATGAAGAGACAGTCCTAGGTTTTTTTTCAAGGATGTCCTTATTTGCTTCAAAAACTTTAATTAACTCCTCTACAGTAGGAACGTTTCCATAGTGGATTTTATTAGGATTAAACTTGGCAACCGCGTCTTCTATTTTGTTGAAGACACAGAACGCATCTATTTGATCTGCTAATGTTTTTGCAGTAGATAGCAGAGGTCCTAAATTGAAATAATATTGTTTTCCGTTTTTCTTTTTTCTAAAGTTCCAGTATTTTTGATCTTCACTGGTTTTAAATATTCTATTGTTCCTTGGAGTGGTCTTTCTTATGTAACCCATTATTAACTCTTTTACGTTATACAGTAATAGACCATATTGGCCAATATACTTTAATTGTCAACTCCTTAGCGTATAACAACACTATATATTGTGGTATCATATCAGACTGTAAATCCGCCCGCTTCGCGCGTTCGTCGGTTCGAATCCGACCCCTACCACCATTCTTTAAGTCTTGTTAATTAATGACTTGCAGTAAGGGTGACATTGTTATACATTAAGTTATACGTTATTTAAATAACCCTTTTGTAACCTTTAAATTTAAGTATGAAAGATTGGCTAGATACTCAGAACAGAATAGAAAAAGACCTATTAATAGAGTTAGGCAGGCAGTGTAGAGACCTACTTGACCTATTAATGCCTCAAATTAGATTGGCTGCTTTAGAGAACGATAATAAAACCTCGGTGACGATTAACCTAGACTTTGATTTAAGTTCTGGAGTTGCAGTTAAAGGGGAAGGCTCTGTTACTTTTCCGGCCAAAAAAGCCACTATTGAACTTGAGCTGTCTGAAGAGTGAGTCGAGTTCTAAAAAAAATAGGTTTAACTAGGCAAGAGGTTCGTGACACGATTGGTTTTCCTCAAGAACCTTCTGTAGACGGGTGTCGAATTGTTACTAATAATTATCTTTGCGGAACCGATCAAAAAAGAATACGTCGAAGGATGAAAGAATATACGCCATATGTTGTAGCAAGATATCTCGAAGGCTGGCATCCTGGAACGATATCCAGACTGTTAGGTGTTTCAGAAGAATCGGTCAGAGGTACTTTAAGGAAAACAAAGGTCTTTAATAAAAAGAAACCTGGACGTCCTCCTAAGTCAGAGTCTTCCCTTCAAGGAAGCCAATCGAAAGGTCGGTAAGCACCCAGTCGTAATCTACATGGCTAGCTATGTAGATCCGAACCCTTACTCTCCTACTCCTTAGGTTCATAAAAGTTTTTATTTGTTCTTTACCAAATAGAGTTCCTCGAGCCCGTCCTTTAATTAAAGAACCTTCTCCTTGAGCGTAAACCCAAACATGCCCGTAAGAACCTCCTTGAAAAGTTAGCCCGATTTCATGAATCTGTTTTACTAAATGTGGGCCTCCTAAATCTTCGTAAGAAGTCTCTATTACTGAAAGGTAAGAGTTTTCGAAATAGATAGGATCGGTTTGTATTGTATTTCCAGGAGCGGAATCAGCCATAGCACTGCTGTAGGTTCTTCCGTTGGAGTTAAAGGAGTTACCAGACGGAGAGAAAGAAACACACATACCTCCAGGGTCTGTGTTGTCAGGACTTTCCCACGGATCGAAAAGAGGAGAGTCGAGCTCCCTAGCTTCTTTCATTTGCTCCATGTCGCATGATAGTAGTTGATTGTTTTCTGAAACTCCGAGTAATATTGAAGTGTCCCCTACTGATGTGACTGATGTGAGTCTTGGATATAAAACTGGTCCAGCTAAAGCGTTTTGTATGTCAGAGTAATAGAATCCTTGGAACCTACCTCCGTCATTCTCTTCTGACTCTTGTGCAGGCATGTAAAAATTATACAAACCACTAAAAGTTTCATACGCTGAGAAGGAACCTTCTATGTTTCGGTCTACGGTCTTATCCCAGAGCCCTTTGGCCTTTGCAGTGACCTGTTCGACATCCGAAAAGCTGGGCTTGTTCTCTGGCCCACGTCTAGCGGAACTGTCTTTATATACCTGACCATCTACACCTAAATAATAAGGCTGTATGATTGCAGACCCAGCCACGCAGTTTGGATTAATAGCACCTGAGTTAGCAGCAGCAGTGGTCTGCTCAACCCTAAAGCCAGTGCTCGCTTGCTGTGTTTCTGCTTGAAATAGTAAGACAACTCCAGCGTCCGTGTGTACGACAACATAGTTTTGATAAGTACTTAGAGCTGTAATCTTAGTAGCATTGGTTGCTAGAATATCAACAACAGACATTTGAGTAGAGTAGATACCTTCTTTTAAAGGGTCTTCTGTATTCGTAGGCTCTGATACATAAACTCTAAGTGGGTTCTCTGCATTTCCTGCTGCATAGATACATTTATTAAGACCTATGACAAACATGCTACAGTTTGGAAAAGGAGTGACTTCTAATTTATATATGTCTTCAATATCTGCTGAAAGGTCTTCTACGACCAACGGTCCAGCACCTTCTATTATTTTTTTTTGGTCTACCCCATTACCAACAATTGCTCTCCGTGACCCAACATCATTTATATAAGCTGGAGTGTCTACAGTAAGTACCGTATGTTGCATGCCAATTAAATCGCCCAATCTTGAAGGGACAGGGTTTTCATTTGTAAAAATCTTAGTGGAATTTACTATTCCATCCACTGAAGTGAATGCATACTTATTAAACTCATCGTCCTGTGCAGTTATTACGTGACTCCCCACCTCTGGTATTACCATGGGAAACACATTATCCCACCTCGGTGCTGATCGCACAGAGCCCACTGCCCCGAGAACTGCACCTTCACACAAACGAAGCGTTCCTCTGTCTGTATCCTGCCGATGATTCTCTATTCCAGTAAATGTAGGTATTCTATAATGCTTCACTTGTTTATCTTAGCTCCTTTCTTGTATGGTATCAATCGGTTGAGTATTTCCTGACGTTGCTTACACCCACCACACGGCTTGATTCCAAGTTTATCCATTATTTTTTTAACGGTATCTCCTGCTCCTTTACTTTTCATTCCTTATGTCGTGCTATTAGTGGTGGGCAAAGAACTGGATCGAAAGGAGTGTCGCAGTCCGGATCTATATCAGATATTTTGAAAAGCTTCGGTCTACTTTTATCTCCATCGAGATGCCAGTTCCCAATAGGGCTGGCTCTGTCTTCTTGCTTTTCTTTCAAATCTCTTGAAAGAGGGAGAGGGGCTGGTGCATTGTCATCATCACGCAGGTTATAAAAATGATTATTGTACTCAAAGTCGCGTCCATACTGGTCCGTGTTGTGGTTAAAGGTCTTGTTTCCTCCGTTTACATATGTGAAGACCCACTCGTCGTCATCTAATTTAAGGGTTATACTGGATAGAAGGTCTTCTGGAACTGGAGTATCTATATAACTACCGTCCTTCCATCTCTCTAGGAAGGTTGCAGGGTTTTCATGTTGAGCTTGCCATTGTTGATTGGTAAAACTCCAATCCATTCTAACAACACCTCCACGTGGATAGGTTGCACCATCTGCGTCTAGTGCGTAAACCCAAAGACGTAAGTTCGGACATGTGTCTGGAGGCATATGCTCACAGCGTTTTTTAGGAGCACTGAAGTTAAAAGGCTGATCTCCTAACCAATCAGTATCGTAAAATTTAGTGTGTACTGCCCATTTATATCGTGTGGGAGTGCCCCCTATAGATTCATAGTCAGAATGCTGAGATTGAAATATTGGCATTCCCCCCAACTCTTTTCTGGGTTGGACTTGTGTAAAATTTGTTTCCTGAGGAGATTTATTAAAGTCTTCTATAAGAGTTTCTAAAATATCAATATCATTCTCATTATCTGAAAATAGGATTTTTTCTTTTAACTCGTGTTTTACATAGGCTTCAGAGTCATTCTTCAAACTCCTGTAATAAGTATCTGGAACTTCTTCATAGTATTTTGTTAAATGCCCAGAAACAGAAAAAGGCCCGTACACCTGTTCACACCCCACCACATATAAACCCCATCCAACAGAGAAGTTATCAGGGTCTGGTACCTGCGTGTAGTTTACGGACATCTTAGCAAAGAGGTTTGCATCATCTACAGTTCCATTAGTCTGGGGCCTAGCTACACTGTCTTCTGCTTCATATTTATGTGGAATGTGGATTCCTAAATGTAGTACAAAACAATATGAGTTGTGACTTACGGGTACTAGGCCGTTGTTTTCTATAAAACCATCCGCTATCCAATATGCGTCATCTGGCATACCCTTAAAATTACCACTCCAGGTGTTGGTTGGCCCAGTTACCCAAACGTCAGACGGCCATACCTTCTTCATAGTCTTTATTGTTTCACTACCAGATGATGACTTGATGCCTTGGGACTGCGCGAGCCCGTCCCAGGTACGCCATGCGGAGCCAAGTCCGTTACCATACCCCATAAAGCCATGTTTTATAGATGAATAGCCAGTAGTATCTTCGTCTAATGTAACTCCATCTATGATTAAATCAGCCGGGCTAAAGAAGTCGCAAGTTGAGATAAACGAAGTAAAGTCTAAATTCTCGTCGTCTAATGTTATTTTATTCTGAGATGAAAGTACTGCACTTCGAGGTCCTGAAAATCCGCCTCCCAAATATCTTTCATTCCTATTATAATCTGTCTGGTATTTTCTTTCATCCGACAGGCCAATTCTTTTATTTAAAAAATAACTATTTCCAATAAATAAACCATTGTCCCTGTTATTAGTTAGTTGAACATTAAAATGCAGACTGTAGTTTAGTTCTAGGTCAGTTCCTAAAAACCAGGGGTTCCCGTAAAATTGATTGCCTCTTTGTCTTATAACAGACTGCGTATTCCTCATCCAATATTCATCAGATCCAGGATTGCTGTAACTGTCACTTCCGCCCGCATCTGAGAAGCTTCCATTATCGGTGCTATTAAAAAGAAGCCAGTCAGTTGTCTTTATGTGTGAAGTGCTGCTGTGAGAGTATGTCTTACTCGTAGTAAGGCTATAACTAGACCAGTAGCTGTTGCCGTAAGAAGGAGGCCCTTGGGACCAGCTCTCGGAAAACGACTGTGAGTAGGAGTGGTTGAAATCTCCCCAATTACCGACCCCACTAACTGTTCCAACAAAACACGTACAGTAAGAAAGCCCACCGGAATCGCACCCGATAGGAACAAGTTCTAATTTTAAATCCTGATCTCTTATCCCAAGTTTTTTAGGCAGTATAACAGCTGCTATGTCTGTAGGAGTTCCAATTGCAGACAGTTCTAACTTTAAAGGCTGGTCTCTTGTCCCAAGTTTTTTTGGTAGTTCTATTGAAGCCGTTTTACTACAGGTAGAGCCGTAATCTACAAGCTCCATGCGTAAGTCCTGATCTCTTATCCCAGGTTTTTCAGGTAAGATGACCTCTTCTGAAACTTTCATTATTCCTTAAAGTCGTCGGGAGCAGGGTCTTGTTCATTTAACTCACCGTCACGGACTGGGACGGTGACTTTAAGTATTACTGTAGTGTCTCCTTTATCTAGGCCTGCAATGATGTCACCATGGGTTGGTTGTTGAACATTCCCATCATCAAAATACTGTGAATCAACCAATCTCTGTGCAAAATCCTGAATGGTATCGTCTCCCCACAAATACCCTTTTCCGTCATCATTTCCAGTCTTCCAAGGATTAGGAGGGGAGTCTTGATCGCTAGAGTTTAGCCAAATAATGACAGGGTCTCTTTTTAAAGTAGGAGACCCTCTTCTAGCTAGAGACCCCATTCCAAAAGGAACATCTTGAACTTTTCCTGCTGGGGATATTCTTTCCCCTGGGATTTCATCATTTATCATAATACAGGCTTAGCGTTAGCAGAGACTTCTTGTTGATGATATACGTTAAAATCCTTTGCCGTGTATATTAAATCGGTACTTGAAGCGAATACCTTGTTGATAGGAGTCCACGCATTGTAAGCGTCTCCCTCTTTTTCCAAATCACAAAAAAGAACAGTAGATCCTTGAAATTTATCTCCATCCCTAGGAACTGCTTTTGAAAATCCTTTACTTACATAGTTTCCTCCACCACCTGTAAATGAATAGTCTTTTACTCTATCCCTAAAACCAACAGTCATACTTAAAGAGGCTGATGGTTGCGTGTATGAAAGTGAATTTGATCCGGGAACCTGTACGAGTTGGTGTTTAATCTTACACCATAGAGGGGTTGTTTTTGGAGGAATTTCGATAACCCCTTCTTTCCGTCTATCAATAACTCCAGGGCAGGAGAAATTCCTAACCTCATATGTATACCATGTTTTTGCTTTAAAAGTTGCTCCTGTAGTGGTGTGTTTATCGATAGTAATAGCTGCCGCACCTTCAGGTACGATTATGGTTTCCTTCTTATGACTTACTTCATCTCCCCTGGGTGCAACTTTCGTGCCCCATGAAACTATTTCATGAAAGTCCACACCAAGTCTATGATATGTGCGATCACTTATTGTCTTTCCATCTACTTCGCTCCAGAGCTCGTATGCTTTTGTTTTCTTTACATAAAAACCTTCTACTAACTGTGTGGTAGATCCGAACGCATCATTCATGTCAGGATTTTCTACAACTGAAGTAGTAGTAGTTACTTTACTAATACCGTTTTCAAGAGTTACAGACTCCCCTTCGAGCTTGTTCAGAGTATATTCTGTTTGAGTCTCGAGCGGGTCATCTAATGATGGGTGAATATGTGCTTGTATACTTTCAAAATCACCGATCCCTCCACCTATACTTGTTGTCTTAGTTACCTTAACTGCACCACTTCCAATAAAATCTATAACTGTATCTTCCTTATCGCTTGGCTCAAATTTCGGTTCGCTTGTTACATACAAGCTTTCACCAATTTGAGAGTAAGATCCTCCTAAGTCAGGATCTATGGCTGTTGGGCCAGCTTCTACACTCCTAGTCGTTGTAAGCTTATACCATTTCGAATTACTTACATCCTTTGCTTGATAGCCAGCTTGACTTTCAGTAATAGTTACATTTCTAAATACATCTTCAGCAATTTGTTCAGAAACTCCTCCAATATTGGGTGGAGGGGTGATCGCAGCGTTACTGATTAATGTGGTACTGGTTCTTTTCTTACCAGTAGAATAGCTAACAGATATGTCGCTGTATTGAGCGGCTTCGACTTCTGTTTTACTGTTCCTAAAAATGTTATCAGCTAACTGCTCATTCTTTCCTCCAGAATTTCCTAATGCTTTAGTACCTCCGTCTATTGATGTTTCAGTAGTCCTGACCACTCCTCTAGAGTAGTTTATATTTTTGTCTGCATAAATAGCAGCTGCGACATCTACTTTAGTGTTTCTAAAAATGTTATCAGCTATTTGTTCTATTTTTCCACCCGAGTTACCAAGGGTTCCTTTAGATCCAACACTTGTTACAGACTTTCTTAATACTCCTCCTGAGTAAGACTTAGACTCGTCTTCATATTGAGAAGCAGATACGTTAACCGTAGTTATTCTAAATATATTACTTGCAAGTTGTTCTACCCTGCCTCCAGAGTTACCTACACTTTGTGATGCGCTTCCTATAAAGGTCTGTGTTTCTTTTTTAACACCTCCTCCATAGTTAATGTTTCTATCTGTATAAACAGAAGCAGAGATGTTTTTAGTAGCGTTTTTAAATATTACATTACCTATTTGCTCACTAGAACCTCCTGAATTTCCTAATGCTTTTGCACTACTGTCTATGGTAGTTTCCCTAACAGTTTTTATTCCAGATCCGTAAGTGGTGTCTTGAGAGCTTAAATGTGCCTTGTCTATGTTGATCGTAGTGTTCCTAAAGACATCTACTGCCAGCTGAACTACCGCACCACCGTCTGCATAACTGTTAGCACTGGTCTTTCCAATCTCAGTGGTTGATATTCTTTTTACCCCACCTCCAAAACTTTTAGAAACTTCTTTTGAAAGAGTAGGCTCTATATCTGTTGCAGCTCCGATGTAGTTTCTGCCGTCTAACCATTTTATAGACCTACCTCCAGCAGCGTCTAAATTTGGATAGTTATGGTTGATCTTAGATCTTGTAGTGCTGAAAATACCACTAGAATAGTTAGACTTAAAATCTTCTTTTGTAAGGTTTGCTACTTTTAATTCATACTTGGTTTTTTGATAGCCCTGTTCTTCAGAGGTAACAATGTTAACAGCTTCTCTTGGAGGAACGGTAGGCCCTAAAATTACATGGGTTTGGATAGAAAAAAGGCCTTCTTCTCTCTCCCCTACCTGTATAGACCCGCTTCCTTTTGCAAACTTTTTAGTTACTGCGGCATATTCTTTGTATGTATGGTCTCTGTGAGACACTTCAACATACCCAGGAGGAGTGTTAGCCGCATTCCAGGCGTCTCCCAAAGAAGTACGGCTTATGATAGTAAGGTTACCGTTGTGAAACTCTTCCTCTTTATTATCAATTAATGTAAGAGCTTGATCTGTGGTTGAAATTGAAAGGATTTTATATCCGTCTTTTTCATCTACTTTTCTTTTTAGTTCGTTTGCCTGTAGGTTGGTGTCTACAAATGTCGTGTCAGGAAACAGCCTTACGGTTTCAACAACCGTAGCTAGTCCCTCTTTTCTTTTTGTTGTAGAGATAAGCCCAACGCCCTTTGCAAAAACTTTTGTGATCGCAGGGTAAACATCGTATCGATGTTTTCTTATAGAGACCTCTACAAAATTAGCAGGAGTGTTTGTAGCGTCCCAAACTGTGCCCAATTGCATAAGTGTCTTTATTACAAGAGCACCGTTATTTTTTGTATCTGTCTTTTCTTCAACTAGACCACTGTCTTCGGTTGTGGTAGAAGCAGTTAGTTTTTGGTAACCGTCAAGAAGTTCTACCTTTCTAGTAAGCTCGCCAGCTTGAATTGAGATCGGGAGTGCGGGAACTGGAGGGTGGAGAGATACAGTCTCGTTTACTATAGCAAACCCAACCTTTTTTTCAGTTTCAGAAATTGTTCCATTACCTCTGGCAAAAGTTGATGTGAAGACGTCGTATTCACCAGTAGTATTTTCTCTTTCAGTGACCAAGACATAAGGCCCAAGGCTAGAGTTGTCTCCAGCGGGATAAACAAAACTAAGTACGTCTAAAGCGTCAGGAGCTATTCCGTAAGAGATTGCTTTTGCCACCTCTAACTTATGGTTAGGTTTTTGTCCGTGTTTGTATTGAACGTCTACATCTACCACACCGTTATCGGTATTTACTACTACGCCCCGTATGGTATGTAATTCCCAACCGTCTTTTTCTTCCTTACCTTCAAAAGTCCTTCTCGTAAAAGCAGGTATGTCGGCTGCTGGAACTGCTCCATTTTCTCCTGTAATGTATTTTACAGTAGTTACCTCAACTGTGTTTGGAGGCTTACCTTTAACCTCTGCATCTACTGACAATAGCCCTTCGCCCTTTGCAAAAACGACTGTCTGTACGGTCTTCCCTAGTTGGCCAAAATCTTGATTACCTGGGCCTTCTTTTTCATCAACTCTAAACCAAGATCCGTTTCCAGGACCTTCTGTGTTGGGAGGACTAGGGATATCTACAACTGATCTAAGCGTACGTACTTCCAGCCTGTGATTCGGGTACTGGCCGTATTTATAAGACACACTTTCTGAGAGAACACCGTCTTCAAAATAAACTTCTGTAAACTGTGTAAAGACTTCATTTTTTTCAGATTGAATTGTTCCAAGGTAGCACACAGAGCCTGCCACGTTTATGGTAACGACTCCTATTCTCCCTGCCGAGTAGTGAGCTTCATGAGGGTTCTTTACAATAAATACTTTAGTGACCGTGAGTCTGTCTTGAGCACCCCTAACGATCTTTTCGGAACCTATCTGCACTGGTTCATTGCTTGCATCGAGTTCTTGATAAACTCGAGTGAGGCCAGCTTCATTCATGCTCTGGCCAGGAGTAATGGATTGCTCTACTAGATATGCTCCAGTTACTTCAGAATTTGTTAAACCTCCGTTGGTCAGGTCTTGAGTGATCGTAGCATCGTACTCCACATCAGCAGTTCCGTAAGGAAGGAATACTTGAGCCTCAACATTACCTTCAGTTACCGCAGATCCTTGTACAATGTATGTCCTTGTAATACGACGAAGACCGCTTGAGTCTCGGTCTATCTTCGGCCTACCAGTTAATCTGATTACTGCGTCTGACATATTACCACCCGAATCGTTTTTTCAACCTAATAGGTCTTTTCTTTTGACTACTGCCAAACGACTTGAGCCTGTTCCTTGCATTCTCAGCAAGTTTAAAGACGATCTCTTTGTTGTCTCCACTGTACCTTGGATCTGAAAGAGCAAGGGTAGCAGAAGCTAAAGGAAATAAAATGTCCCACACGATGTTTCCAGGAAGTCTAGCAACGTCGTCATCATGGGTAAGTTCTAAGGGTAGGATGTTAGCCCTCATCCTTATTGGCTGTTTTGTATCAGGCAATGGATATACGCAAAAACGATTCCTCAAAGCTTTTTTATCTAAATCAGTAGTGTCTATTTGTTCTGAATATACTTGCAAGTCAGAACTGTCTACATAGTACCAAAGCGGACGGTCTACATGGAAGTCTCTGCCCCTAGAAGCTATGCTGGGGACGTTTCCGTAATGCTGAGAAGGGTAAGGCATGAAGTCCGCCGCATAAGAGGCTCTCATTTCTATTTCCTGCTCCTTGCCGTGCATGGCAGACAGTTTACCCCAGCCTACTATTTCAGGGCTGTCACATACATCTATTACTTCACGATCTAACTGATATGAAGAATGGTATATAGTTGCAGGTTTTTGCCCAGTGCCGTTTGACCAAGGAATTAAAGTCTTAATGTCGTCGTTTTCAATTTCTGCAATAACATAAAACTCTTTCTCTATTTCAATATAAGACCCTACATATTTAGGATCTACAGGGTCGTCTAAGGTTATTACATTAAATCCATCAGTACAGGTTGCTATTGTTTCTTTTTTAGCAGGCAGTTCAAACCCGTAATTAGCAACAGACCATTCGGGTCTACCTCCATCAATAGGAGCGTAGCATTCTCTATATGCTTGATTTATGTATATACCGACTCTTTGTTGATCTATGGGAGACAAGTCATCAACACCGTCTGCTCCGTAAAGAGTAGCTAACTGATCTTTAAGGTTCCTAAGGGTCGGCGAAACTCCGTATGTTAAATTTTCTGCCATGTCCCTATGCTACATTGGTAAGATTACTCTTGCCAACGGTTGTAAAATTTACTGCCCAGAACCTAGCTTGTATGCATTTATCATTCTAGATAAAGATCTTTCTTTGTCCTGAGGAAGTACTTCTATACCTAAGCCTCTGCAGATTTCTTTTAATTCTATTAGAGTTTTACCATCTAATGCTTCTATTTCTTTTTTTTCTACTGCTTCTGAAGTTTCAGAAAATACAGGAGTGAAGAAATAAGGATATCTCTGGCTCTGAGATTGAAAGATATCTTGAATATCTCTAGTGTCATCCGTTTCATGTATGTAGCCTTTTCCAGAGCGTTTTTTAAATGCAAACTTCTTTCCAGAAGGCCCACGTACTTGAATTGTACTATTACCAACCGTACCGGTTGTTTTTCCTACCATTTTGATTTCCATAATTTTTTGTTTAAGGGTTAAAAAGAAGGGGCTCCCCCCTAAAGAGGAGCCCCTAAAATGAAGCTAGCTTCCGCTAATCATCAGGTTGAAGCCAGACCAGGGACCTGACGAACCATTTTGATCAATTGAAGACCAGGAATACGACCATTCGTATCCTTGTAAGCAGCCCATCCACGAACACCTTGCATGCCGATAGCATTTAAGTGTGCGTCGTTTCCGCTATTAGCGAAATCGTCATAATGGAAGATTTGCTCAGCATCGACTGCACCTTTGGCGTAGTAGAGAGCATTTTTACCCATCATGAGACCGTAACAGATTGGAGTACCGTTTGAGTCAGCAGGAACAATTAAATCTCCTGGACCAAATGCAACAGTACTTGCTAAAGCAGAGATACCATTAGCACCAGCAGTGAATGCAGTAGCTTGAACATTTACAGCATTGAGCCTAGAACGATCTGCTTGCATAGCAGTATACGTGTAGTGTTTAACACGTCCACGCTGAGGACCAGTCATCTTGATTGCCAAGAAATCATGGGTACCAGCAGCGTCATCCCACTGAGTATCACCAGAGATAAGATCGAGATTGGCATGATGCCAATTTGCGAACCAATCACCAGTTCCAGCTTGTCCAACAGTTTGCGCACCTGCGCCAACAGTTAGAGCATCACCAGTCTGCAAGTAGTACACAGGAGCCATTGGACTTCCTTGACGACCATTTGCAGTGTCGACGATGTTATTGTGAGAATAAACCATAATGTTATCCCACATTGCATATTCACCACTGTAGAGCTTATTGTCTCCAGAACGAACGTCTGCATTGTAGATAGCATTTAAGTAATCTGTGTCACCACGAAGAGGACGAAGTCCAGCGTCAGGAGCAAAGAATAGATAACCTGGAATCTCATGTCCGCTTTTTGCATCGGATTTAAGATTTGTAGGCTCACCACCAACGGCAATAAGACGTTGTTTCATGTGCTCAAGTAAGTCTGTTGACAGACCATCAGCTGCATAACTAAGAAGTCCACCTATTGAACCATAAGAGTCCAAGGTGTTTGCTTCTCCAGCTAAGATACAGGTTTGACGTGCAACATAGAGACTGTCGTCTTGTTCCTTACGGGCATACCACTCAGACATAACTTCCGAAGAAAGTTGGTCAAGGGTCTTGCCTGTGAAACGCATAAGTTTAAGAACTTGCGTCCAGGATACAGCGTGACGAATTAAGTCAACTTCAACTGGGAATGTTCCGAATTTCAGAGATTCGGTGCTGTTCTTGAGGATTGCTTCCCCGAGTACACCTTGTCCACGAATTGGAGCAACAGTTGTGAAAGTTACCTTGTCAGATCCTCCAGCAGAGAGATCACGTTTTTCAACGATAGGTTTACCGCTGCCTTCTCCTCCGATGAAGTCTTTGAGGACGTTTTTTTCCCGTGCATCTCTTTTTACGAGCTCAGACCAAATCTGAGTGCGCAAGTTTGCATCTTGGGCTATAGTTCCTGCATAGGAAGAAGCGTTAGAAATAAGGTCTACGTTTGTAGCACCTCCGAGTTGATAGTTGGCGGGAACTCCGCCTAAGGTTTTAGCCATTGTATTGTATAATTAAGTGTTTGTTAGAAAAAACACACTAATCTATCTTAAAGGTGCTCGTTGGCCGTTTGACTGTCCTAAATATTGATAAAGTTGTTCATTAGACAGCTGGGTGACATCACTAGCAGATTGATTAGTGTTTACCGGTTGTGCCGTGCTCCCAGAGGTTAAAACTCTAGCCTGATTTCCGACAGAGGGAGGAAGTTGTTGAGAGGCTTGCTGTACCACTTGCTGTTGCATGTGGGGTTGCTTGCCTTTTATATTTCCGAATTCCCTTGCCATCAACTCAGGCCATTTTGGCGACTGAAAGATTGGCGAATAGTCAGGGTTATTTGAAGCCTGGGTTACGAAATTATCAAACTCTTTACGATAAAGTGAATTATTATCGTTAAGATCTGGGTATTCGGAAACTGCCTTCTCCCTACTCTCCGTCGACTTTTGTCTCTGGGTGGTTTTGAACTCTGCTTGCATACGATCTTCAGCAATAACCTGACGGGTTTCAATTTTCTGAATATTTAGTTCTTTGTTCATTATCTCTCGCTGAAGCGAAAGAGCCTGAACGGTGTCTAAATTTTCAGAAGCTTCTTCAACCTGTTTGGTTAAGTCGTCGATCTCTCCACGGATTCCGCTAATTTGATCTACCTGTTCCTGATTAGGGTCTCTGGGAGGTTCCGCAGAGGGCTGGACTGGTTGGGAAGTTTCAGACTGTCCATAGATGATATTCGCGGCTGCTTGAAAAGATCCATCAAACCCCTCGCTTCGATATAAATCGATAACTTGTTGGTCTTCGTTACTTTTCGGCCGGATTCTCCTCTTGGCGAGTCTTTCCTCTTCCGTTCCCTGTTCAACAGGTGTTTCTATAACTTCTGCCGTTTCCATTGGAGGGTTCGCCCCCTCTGGTTGGGTCTCGAGATTAAGCTCCTGTTGGGGAACCTGGCTCTCGGTCTGCGCTGCTAAGAAGTTTCGGAGGTCGTTTGTAGACGCGTCCTCTACTGCTGGTGTATCTTGGGGGGAGTCAACCACCCCGGTTTCGTTTTCCATGAACTATGTATAACAAAGTTTACGGATGTTTTCGACCGGTTGTATTATTTTAACACTTCCACCTGGCTCTAGCGGCTTTGCCTCTCTCACCGTTCCAGCTCTTAGATCTAGCGCAAAATGCTTTACGTCGTTTTGCTGCTTTTCCACCTTTTTTGACTTTACCTGTAACGGCAGTCTTGAGTTTAGATCCAGGGTTGGCTTTGCGATACGCAGCCACTCCCTTCTTCGTCATGCCGGCTCCAGCCTTAGCGGTGCGGTAGTTAGCTCCCTTACCTTTAGTGGTTTTAGGGATCCGTTTACTGGGCTTCCTTTTAGTAGCCACCTTTTTTGCCGGTCACTTGACCTGGTTTTTTGGGCTTCCCGCTAGAAGCTTTCTCGGAAATACACTTACCGATCTTTTGACATGTTTTTGGGTTAATACATTTACCCCCTGGTGCTGAACATCCTTTTTTACTCATTTTAAGTTATTGCTGCGGACTGTTATGATTAATTCGTCCAATTTTTTAAATATTTCTGAAAGATTTGCATCAATGCGTTTTACATTAGAATACAATTCCTGATTTTCTTGTCCCTGTTTAGCCATATCGACTCTAAGATTATCAATCTTGACTTCATTGTCTCGGATTCTTCCGGTCATATATTTCATTATAAATCCGAATAGACCGAGAACTATACCAAGTAAGATATCAACTATGTCGTATGCACTCATTTTCCGGCTGCTTGTCCAAAGTAAAAAGAAGATACTGCTAAAAATACGGTTCTGTTTTCTTTAACTAATAAGTACCCGTCTACTTGATGGTAAGAAATCTTATCCTTACCTCCAATAAGACCAAAAAGCCATTCTCTTGACTGTTCGTTAATTTCAACGAAAGTCGGTACAGAAAAGAAAGAAGCCAAGAAGGGAAATCCTATGACCGCTAGAACTACGCTTATAACAATAAAACGTCGTACTACGACACCCCCTCGCGAGGCAGCTTTGTCAGCACTTTCGTCTGACGCTTTTTGAGCACTTATCGCTCGCTTTAGGGCTTCGTCCTTAGCCTTGCGACTTTCGGCCATAAATCTAAAGACAAAGCCCAAAGCAGACGAGGCCCCCATTACTAGGAGATCCGTCATGCGATTAAAATCAGGTAATTGTTATTGCGCCAGCAGCGGAAGTCGTTGCAGATTTTCCGATACCGTTTTCTGCCTCTACTCCGTAGATATAAGTTCCAGCGTTAGATTCTTCGTACTGAACAGTAAAAGAATTCGTTGTAGAAGGATCGGCAGTTGGAGCTGCTCCAACGAAAGCTGCGGATGCGGTTGAGTCTACTACTCCAGAAGCGATGTCCCAAATAGAGTTAGTAGTGTTCCAAGTAACTGTAGCAACTGCTTCGGTGGCAGCGGCACTTGTTACTGCTGCTCCGTCTGCGGAACGATAAATTGTGAAAAGATCCTCGTTGTCCGAGTTGTCTGTAAATGCGATTTGTACTGTAGCCATGATAAAATAAGGTTAATGGTTAAGACTATAAAATAACACCTAATGCCCTCTTTTGAGGATCGGTTGTATTATTTTTAAAAGAAAGTTTTTATCGTCACATCCGAAAGCCTAGAGCCTATATAGTATAACGAGGTGTCTATAATTAGATCTGAACCATTTGTAGGATTACTGGCAGTATGAAAAGTTACATAATCTTCAACTTCTTCTATTACTTCATAAAAGTAACCCCTAGGAATAGCTGTTGACAGGTAAGAGCTTGCAGCTGAATTTTCTTTCCTTAGCAGAGGCTGTCCTGATCCTGAAATTCCCTCGACAAGAGCGTAGTTTCCCTGAACATAATACACTCCTGCACCGGTTGAGAAAGAGTTTTTGATAAGCACCTTTTGACCAATGGTCAAAGCATCATTTGGCTGTTCCACGTCAACGGGTTGTTTCTTTTGATACTGGATTTGATTGCTTGCGGAATAATGTCTAATTCTAAGCCAATCACCTGCGGTCAAATAGTGTGCACCCGTGCTAGGAAATCCAGGAGCATTAACTGATCCGTTACCATTTACTGAAAGCCAATATGGTTGAAAATTTCCAAAATCTACGTCTTTGTAAGTAAGTCCTACCTCAAGGGACTTCCCAAGAACTACCTGGAACTGAGTATACCCGTCTCTGTTACCTGACATTGTTTGAGCTGAAGAAGCTCCAGTATTGTAACCATTAGGGCCAGCAGTTTTCTCAATACCTCCTCCTGGGTAAGTGGTGACGACACCAGCGGCTTTTACTCCTTCAAAGAAAGAAACAGAGTTTATTGTTCTACCATTAAAGCAGAGGACTTTTAAACCGTAAATAAGAGTTCCAGAAGGCACTTCAACGCTTGCAGTATTTATGCATGTACAGTTCTGAGTATTGTTTGTTCCAGTAGAACCTGTCCAGGGCAATGTAATCGAATTTCCAGTCGAAGTAAGAGCAGCTACTTGAAGTATTCCAACATCTGCATAAGGTCTTTCGAACACTACGGTGTAAGTTCCTGCTCCTACTGGAGATGAAAACATTTGCTTGATAACTATATCTGTATTATAGCCTGTTAAAAACCCTGAATAGAGCCCTACAGTGTCTGCGGCTCCGGTTACCTTAGTCCAACCTACTGGGGCTTCAAAAGGTGAAGTACTCGGAGGAGTAGCGTATTCCCATTTTGTCCCACGATCAGACATATTTACCCATTCCCAATTTCCTGTGTTTTGATTGCTTGACCAATAGGGATAATCCCGTGGGTCATTTGGGTCTTCCATCCTTTGAAGTGCTCCACCCCCTCCGCCTCCGACTCCATGTAAAACAGTGCCAACAGGAAATACGATGCTTGGGTCACCTAAAGCAAATGGATCCAAGACAATTATGTTCACAGGAGCATCCCCTGCTCCACCATTTGTCCCATCGTTTTGAGGGTCTGCCACGATTTGCTGGACAGCATCAAGTGTTCCGTTTACTAACAGCTCTGAGCCCTCTCTAATATATTCCTTGTTTTGCCATCTTACTGGTTCGTCGTAAATAAAATCGGCTGTGGGTGGGAAAGTTGCATATGGAAATGCTCCTACTCTTATTGGAGTTCTGGGTGCATTTGGAGTGAGAAGACCAGTGATAGTAGTGTTGACTGCGGCAACTGCATTTGGGGCAGTATTTATAATAGGTATTTGAGGCGCGTTTGGATCGTAAGATACAGTAGGTACCAATGTCTGGTTCGGTCCTACGAACAATCCAATTACTGGTGCTTGAGGCGCAACTGGTGTTGCTAATACTACTGGCACTTGAGGAGCGGTAGGTCTTGCGGACACTCCAATCACAGGTGCTTGAGGCGCACTTGGTGATTTTGTTATATAGAATATAGAGTTGAGTGTTGGTGCTGCTGGGTTTGAAACAGAAGTTACTGAAGAAACCTGGCCAGGTCCATGAGCTACGAGCACCTGGTCTACTGCACCTGGTTTTCCTCCAACTGTGATTGTCTGAGGAGTGTTTGGAGAGTTCTGTACCGTAGGAACCAGTGTTTGGTTTGGCACTCCCACTACAGAAACTGTCTGAGGAGTGTTTGGAGTGTGAGATACCACAGGAATTTGTGGAGCTGAGGCACTTTCCCCAGAAGTCACTATTTGCGGTGCTGAAGGTGATTTCTGTATAACAAGCAAACCCTTTAAGGTTGCTGCATTTGGAGAATGTTCGACAGTTACAAGAGCTGGCATTCCCACAGTTACTACCGAAGTCAAGAACTGAGGAGCGTTTGGTGCGAACAACATTAGTTGCGTACTTACAACTGCTGGAGCTCCTGGATTTGTTTCTATTACCTGAGGAGCGTTAGGAGAAACTGTAATAACAGGTGTAGTAACAGCGACTGGTTTGCTTATTGCGGTTACAATCGCTGGAGCTTCTGGTATGTGGTCTACAGATATTATAGAGATACTGTTCGGAGCTGTAGAAAGAACAGGAACTTGAGGAGCCACAGGTCTTGCTCCAGCTGTTACAACTTGAGGCGCATTCGGGTTGTGAGAAATGACCGGAATTCCTGGTCTTGAAAGGAGTTTTATTGTTGTTACGATACCTACAGGTTGAGGTATAGTAGAAACTGTTATTGGAGCTACCTGATTTGGAGCGGTTACTATAGAAGCTACAGGAATCTGTACTGCAACAGGAGGGGTGTGTATTATTCGATCTATAACAGGAGCGTTTGGATCGCTTACTATTACAGGTATCGTAGTCTGATCTGGAGACTTGGAAAGAGTTACGGTAGAGACTCTGCCTGGAGAATGTTCGGATGTAACTAATTGAGCTGCATTCGGGTCGTGCTCTATGGTTACAGATACAACTCCGTTTGGTTCTGATGCAATACCTACAAATGCAGGAGCCAATGGGGGTCTTGTAATTCCTCGGTATAGACTGTAATCAGAAGCTAAAGGAGTGTTTGCAAACTCAACGTATTCCCATGTAGATCCCCTGTCACTAAGTTCAAATATTTGAGCAGTTTCAGTTCCACCTATTAAGCCGTCATCTGTTTGTAAAAGATCAAACGGACCTCCTGTGGAAGAAAGGTATTTCTGAATTTTAACGATTTCGTTCTCGTATCCGAGAGGATAGTCTGGTTCGTTTGGTGAGTTCGCAAATCCAAAAGGTACGAGAATTGAGATGTAATCTGTTTGCACAGAGGAGTATCTCCAAAGTCCGATATGAGGAGCATTGTTTTCGTAAGCTTCTGCCTGAGTAATTGTGACTGCGTTTGGATCGCTTTGAACCGTAATGCTTGCAGGCATAAGAACATTGTTTCCAGAACTGACAACAAGAGGTTTGTTGGGCTGGTGTTCGACAGTAATAGCAGGTGCATTTGGACTTTGAACCACTGTTGTAACAGCGGGAGCTTTTGGGTCTTGCCCAACGACCACTACCCCAGGAGCAATGGGATCTGTTATAACACCAATGGGCTTTGGTTGACCAGGAGTGTTATTAATAACAGGTGCTAGTGTTGCATTTGGATCTACTGAAATGGTAACAGCAGCTGCATTTGGACTAAATTGAATTGCAGGAACGAGAGGCTGATTAGGCTGAAAATTTACAAGGACTCCATATTTTAAAGGAGGTCCTGGAAGAAAAGGCCCAGCATATCTGGGAGGAGCTCCAAGAGGATCTACTTTACCAAAAGGTTTTACCCTATCGGAAAGACCAGCTAGCTCATCCCCGTAGGGTAATATTCGATCTACCAGACCGTCTACTTTATCTTCCAAGGGTGCAATCATCTAAACATGTCAGGGTGGCGTGCTTTAGTTTTTTTAGCAGCCCTAGACAAGTTTGCCTCAGCAATCTTTGTAGGAGACATTAAATCAAGAGCGTTAAGCACTGCTTTTAAATTAAGAGTTTCTTGGTCAGAAGTGTCTGCTTTTAACATTTTAGTTAAATATCTTTCCTTTTCTTTCTGGAAAGCTCTTTCAATAATCTGAAAGGACTCACTATTAATGAGCCTTTTCATATCAGAAAGATTGTCATATATTATAATGTCGCTCATTAAAATGCGTGTGATGTGGTTGGTAGTCTGTACCAGGAGTTGTCGCTAGCACTGAAAGTAATTACTACCCCGTCTCGTTTTACAAAAACAGTACCCGAATCGTCTACAAATTCGATTTTACTGTCTCCATAATCTACTCCACTTACGGAATCGACTCCAGAAGGTATTGCTGCAGAAATTTCAGTTAAAGTCGGGTCGGTAGCTAAAGGATTTCCAAAAGATCCTGCTGATCTCCAATTGCTGTACAGATCACAAGGAGCTTGAGGGAAGTTGATAACACCTACAGTTCCGTCAACATACAATATTCCAATAGTAGTAACATATCCGTTTTGATCGGAGGCTGTCGGTACAGAAGTGTTGTCTGCGTAATCATGGACACTTTTTCCTGAGTTGTGGTCTGTGCCTATGCGGAAACATTTCTTAATTGGTACAGCAGTGTCTATGGAGTCACCAACACCTGCTCCGGTAAAATGTATTCCCCAATAGAGAGGTCTAATGACAGACTTTTCTATAAAGGCTCCTCCTGAATCCAGTTCGTCATACCAAGTCATTATAGGATGCCATACGAACCTAAAATTCATGGGTCCGAAGACTCCTGGATTCAGTTTACCACTATAGTCGATAGTGGTCGCACCTCCTGTAGAACCTGTGTAGCCTCCTGCAAGAATTGGAGTAGGATTTCGAAGATTTCCTCCTGGGGCCCAGGCAGTCCAATGGTTCCTGCCCATGAAATAGAGTTTTTTGTCTGACTTGTAGAAAAGATTAAACTCATGACCACAATAGAAGGTGTGCATTCCTGAGATGGCATCATTAGTAAGTACCTGGAATGACGAGCTGCTTCTTGGGGAAGAGAGGTAAGTGTGGTAATTAGAGCCTGTACCAGATCCAACACTTCCAAAACCTGAACTGGTGCTTGATCCGTGAAGGTTCGTACCTTCTTGAAAAAGCATACTGCCTCCAGAGAGTGCAAAATACTGTTTATCCCAGCCTATCGTGTTATCGGAAGGCTTTCCCCCGTCTATTAATTTTAATGGAGAGGTTGTATCCCAATCGACTCCTTGTGCGCCCAGACCGGTCGTTCCGCCCGCAGATCCCGCCACATCTTGTAAGCAGTTGTAATGACCTATGAACCAAAGGTCGGTTTTCAGTCCTGTGTTTCCGTGACTAACAATGAAAATACCCTGTTGTTTTGCAGTACCTCCTTTATCTTCATGTGAAGTTACTTGTATTATACCGTTATATGCAGTTGGCATAGAAGTGTTGTCGATATAGTTTGAAGTATCTACCCAAAATGCTTTCAAGGAACTGTAGTTAGGGTCATCTGGAGTATTAGAAGCTGAAGTTGCGTTTAATACTAGATCTCTACTGAGTAGAGAATTAGAAGAGGTTTTTGGAGCTGTTGAAAATATTTTATTCTTATAAATTTCCCAATGATTTTCAGAACTAAATCCTGGAGAAACTCCGTAAACTACGTCATTAGTTTCATGTCCAGCAAAAGCTCTTTTAATCGGAGTTGCTCCACCGAATATGTATGGTTCGGTATCTGAATGTTGATACGAATTACCAGGGTCGGTCACGGAATGATCAGAAATAGTTTTATTAGTCAGTGTTGCTCTTATTTTTGCACCGCTACCAGTGTTTTGTTCTGAAATTAAAATAGCTGGAAGGTATTCATACTCTGCTCCTGCCACATCTACCTGGATGTCGTTTTTAGACAATCCTCCAGCTGCGGCAGTGGCGAAAGGACTTGCTGTCTTGGTGCTGGACATTTCGGCAACTGTAACTGCAGTGGTGTTTTCAACTGGAGGGCCTGAAAGGCTAGAGTTGTTTGGAGCTATGTCTGCATTATCTCCAACCCCGTCACCATCGGTGTCAGCTGATTCGGAAGCATCCAGTGGAAAGGCATCGGCAGTATCAAGTACGCCGTCGTTGTCATCGTCGGTGTCGAACTCATCGTCTATGCCGTCTCCGTCGGTGTCAGTCCCAGATGCTCGATTTGGATCGAGTGGGAAACTGTCGTTTGTGTCAAGTACTCCATCACCGTCGTCGTCAGTGTCTGAAACATTGAATGTACCGTCGTTATCTGTATCCAGTCTGACCAATAGTGTGAAATTCTGACCATGTATGTAATCGCCAGTAGCGTCGTTTATAGCTTTAACGGATATATAGTAAAGACCTTCAAACTTAGCAAAGGGATCATCAGGAAAAGTAAAAGAAGTAGTGGTTGTGTCGAATTTATCTGAGAACAAGGTAGAGCCCCAACTGCCAGGATTACTGGTATAGTTAGATGCATTACCACCGTCTCCATAACATCGAACTAAGACTTCGTATCGATCTGCACCTCCTACAGGGTCCCAGGAGAATACAGTACCCACAGGGTTGTGTGCTTCTGCATCTAAACTGGTGTCTGCTGGAGTTAGTCCAGTACTTGGTATTGAATAGTTGCCTGGCGGGTCTGCAACTGCATCCGTCAATTTGTAAACAGCTAAAGGTAAGTTGTTATCTAGCCAATTGTTGGGGATCGACCAGGTTCCAGAAGAACTGTTTAACATGCCTGAAACTGATTTATCTTTCCATGCAAAGATTCCGCCTGCTCTAAAATTGTCACCAGACCTGGAAAGGTAGGCTTCTTTAGGTTGATAAACATTACTATACCAGTTATTCGGGTCTGTAAATGAAATGAAATATAATGCCGACCCACCACCTGAACTTGTTTGAAGATAGCCTGATTTATATCTTCCCGCTACAATTCCTTCAGGGAACCCAATATCTGTATATAATGGAGCAGATCCGTAATTAGTTCCATCGTCGTTCGTAGCTGTAAAAGTGTGAGTTCCTGCAGGCATATTAGTGTTGCTATCCCAGCCACTACCGCCAACCGTTAACGTAAATGAAGTGATTTGATTGTTCGAGTCCTTAGTGTAAACAGGATTTAAAAGGTTCTGAAGAGTTGTGGTTTGATGGTCTTGATAAAAAAGGACACTGTAGGGATCTGAGGTATCAATCGAGTATTCAAACAATTCTTGCTGGTGAGAACTCCATGTCCAGTTGGGGTTTTCATCCAAATCTGCGCTGATGATTGGAAACCTGTCTGAATCTATAACCATTCTTTGGGTTGGGACTAGAGAGCTGTCATTTACGATTTTTTGTTTAAATATCTGCTGTAGTTGATCTCCAAAATAATAAGCAGTTAGGTCGTAACTGGTTCCAAGTTCTGTATTTAAATCATCAGTGTAGTCGTCTCTGTTACCTCCAGCGTTTCCTGCGGATGAGTAATCTGATGAAACGGTATAAGAAACGACTCCAGCCTCGGATAGAGTAACTGTGGTTTCAGTAAATCCTAAGATATCCTGTGGTTGGCCTTCGTAGTATGCTTTATATGCATAATTCCAATTGTAAAAATTAGGAAGCGCCTGAGCGTTTGGTGCAAGCGGGAATCCTGAAGGTTGGAGACTTCCTCCGAAAGTAATGTCTGTAGAATCGTAATAGTAAGTTACTCCATCTATTACTAAACTTTGAACATTGTTTAGAGCAGTTGAGGCTTGATATAAAGGGTAGTAATAACCTACTCCGTTTGTTCCGTCATTACCATATACCATAAAAGGCTGGTTCATTAATTGGTTTGTGACAGTGCTTGGAGCTTCTGGATCTTTCCCTACAGTCGTAGAAGTGATCGAATTCGGATCGTGTTGGACGGTAAAGTTATTAACGACTCCAGGATCTGCCCCTACGGTTGGTGTAGAAACTGCACTTGGATCGTGGGCTACAGCTAAAGTGCTTATTGCATTCGGGCTGTGGCTTACGCTAGGAATTGAAACTGCAACGGGGAGGTCTTTTTTACCTCCTATTAAAATGTATCCTGGAGGCAGTGTGATCGTACTTCCAGGGATTGCCACCGTTTCGTCACCAGTAAGCGGATTCCAAACGACGTAAATATCGTCAGTTGATACGCTTCCAGGAACTACAACAGTTTGCGAGGTTGAAGAGTTGTTCTGTATAACAGTTAAGTCGTTGTCTCCAACTGAAAGAAGTATGTCGTCGGGTTCACCGTTACCACTAGCTCCACCTATTATTATAGTTCCTGTAGGATAGAGGTTAAGTGTTCCTCCAATTTGGAACCCTCCACCTGTTTGTATTTTAGGAACACCTGTTATAATGAATCCTCCTGGAGGTATCGTGATCGTTGTTCCAGGAGCTATGATAGTAGTAAGCCCTGTCGCAGGATCGTAAAGCCCTGAAACCAGAGGCATTCCGGGTACGGAGGTAGCAGGAACTGTATGTTCTTGGCCAGTGCCTGCTGGGTTTTTAGTGATGTCTATATCCGCACCACTCCCACCATCACTAAATCCTGCGAGATCATCAAGGAATGTTTTCAGTTCTCCTGTGATTGGTATTGTGCTACCTCCTACGGTGATTCCAGTTCCATTATCTAAAAGAGTTTCTGATCCACCTTGAAGTTCTAGATCGTCCGAGATCCCATCTCCGTCTGTGTCGGATAAAGTAGTTCCCACATTTGAATCAAGGGGATCTAAATCGTCTCCATCTAAAATTCCATCGTTGTCATCATCAGGATCGCCTGAATCAATAATTCCATCACCGTCTGTGTCTGGCTCTGTGTCGTTTCCGGGATAGTCAGCATCTATGATGTTCGGTATTCCGTCTCCGTCTATATCGTCATTGTTGGTGTTTACATAGTTCACTCCTTGAGGAGATCCAGTTCTGTCAAGGGTGTTCCAGTTTGCAATAACTCCTCCCTGGCCTTGAGGCCCAGTATCTCCCTGATATTGATATACGGGAAGCCCGTTTATGAGTAAATTGCCATTCCCGTCTGAGCTGACAGTTGCGGTCATAGGAGGCACTGCGTTTATCGTGCCTTGAACTTTAACCAGTGGCCACCCACTTCCACCATAGTTAGGTGGCTGTCCTGCAACGTCTCCACCAAAAGTGTAAACAGTTCTTGGCTCTTCTGTGCCGGTTCCGCCAGCCAAAGTAACAACTATGAAAGTGTTTCCGAGGGCGTCTGTTATAGTAGAAACTATAGTGTTTTTAACAAAGTTAGGATCTTGAGAGTCCATGACACCATTACCTGTAGAATCTTGATCGGAATCTACTGGGCTGGGCGAGCTTTGAGGAACAAGTTCATTACTAGGTATTAAGAAAGATCCAGGAGAGCCAGCAGCAATAGAGGTTGTGGTGTTGATAACAAACCTAGTTTTTCCGTCTTGGCCTACTTCAACTACTGCTATTCTTTTATTTCCTTCTGGGACTGAAGGCACTGCCCAAGAAGCCGTATTTCCTTTACCTGGAGGGGTAAGCCTGTTGGTAGGTGTGGTGACTCCGTAAACCAGAGTAGATCCGAGATCTAGAAGATAGACTAAATACTCAGAAGAATCTACGTCTTCTGAGAGTTGTAACCAAGAAACTTTTATATGCTGTGCCACTTTTTATACCCTTTGTTGAAATTGATTTTGACCTTGAGGATTGCTGTTACCCATACCTTGAACTTGAGCATCTACTCCGTTTTTGGCTTCAGGAACTTGCCCTCCACCTGAGCTTTCACCCGATCCACCTTGAGCGTCAGCCATAAGCTTGGCTTGTTCTGCTTGTTGTTGTGGATCTGCTGGAGCTTCCTGAGGCAATAGTTCGTCTGAATTTTCGAATCCCATAGCATCTAGTATGCGTTTTAACATAGGTCTGACAAACGGTCGTATTTCCGGAGGGTAGTTAAAAAAGCGTTCTTGTACTTGAAGTGCTAGGTTTGCTTTTTCTATAGCCCTCTGCCCTTGGTCCTGAGATAAAACGACTATGGCATTAATTTCTAGCTTTCTTGCCATTTCTGGAGTCATTGTTGCAAGGGCGGAAACCTCTCCTTCCATGTATTCAAACACTTCTTCCTGATCCATCGTGGCTATCGAAAGTTTGACCATCTTGGTTAGGTGGTTTTCTAAACCCTTGACTATACGTCTCATCCAACGTCTTCCTATTTTGGAAGCTTCGTTGAGAGTCGCTTCGACACCTGTAGCCGTGTTGGCCGGAGCAAGAGCTTGATAATCGCCTTGCGCAAGATTACTGACACCCAGCCAGAGCTGAACCATACCAAATACAAAATCAATAAGCTCTTGTGTCTTAGCGTCTGCGGCTGGTATCTGAGCAAACTCAATAAAATCTGCAAGCTGATTTTGTTCTTTAAGTTGGAATATTTTTCCCGCATGTATCTCAATATCATCTGGCTCATCCTCTACTGCTTGGGGATGTACCGCTATAATAGGGTTAGCTGACATCTCGTTTCTATAGGATTCGCTGTTGAATTGACGGTCTATATACTCCTGATAAATGTTTATTTTTTCAGGTAAACTTGGACCCCACCAGTTATTTTTAGCTTTTCCGATAGCAACAGCTGTAAAAGGTATTCTATTGTCTGGAGTTACTTTAGCTACATATTCGTAAAAAATTGCAGTCTTTGACTCTGGCTCAATAAAAAGGCAGAAATCTTGAGGCACTCCTGTTCCAAGGACATCTCTTTTTATCCAACATTCAACCACTTGAATCTTTGGATTTTTTAAATTGTCAAAACTAAGGTCTTCTTTGTAATTTTCGTTAGCTTCAGACTTAGTTCTACCATTAGCATCTTTTTTAATAATTGCTAAGAATTTTTCGAAATCAAACCACCCTCTTTCAAGGAACATTTCTTGAGCCCAACCCGTGTCTTTGTCATACAATTCGGCAATAAAATCAGCATCCTCGATGTCTTCAACATTTGAAGGTGCTAAAAACCTATCGCTGTCAATAATCCTAGATCTTGGGCCAGAGTATTTAACTTCTCTTGCAGGAACGCCTTGTGGGAAGTCTTCAAAAGTATGAACATTAGGGTCTAAGAAAAAAGAAGGGTCATCTACTAAAGATAAAGTAGGAGTTCCGTCAGGTCCCATAGCTTGTTGAAACTGTGCGTTTCCTTCAACTACTGGGCCCATTCCAGGTAACATCTCGAAGTCTCCGTCTGCATTATTAAATAACGCTTTTTTATCAAAGTCTAGCCATTCAGAAACGACTTCTTCATATGTGACTTTAAGAATAGCTGCCCTTTGAATAAAAAGATGCATATAGCATTCCTCTAGACGCTCTCTCGTCTTGGCCATCTTCTCCAACTTCCAATGGAAGTACTTGTCAAACATATCAGCCATTCCTTGGTCTTGAGCTCCCTGAGGAACAAACTTAAAATAAGGAGACGTTCCAGTTATTTCGTCTTCTGCCCTAGCTAAGAAATGGTCTACTACTAAACTAGTTAAAGGTATCGGAACATTAGAACGATCGTAAATAGAATCATTATTTGCTCTGTCATTCCTTTCATTGTTGTAAACATTCCATGCACCCTTATCTACATCGATTCGCTCTTTGTTGTCTGTCTTGAGCTGTTCTATTCTGTCGCATGCATATTCAACAAGTTCTTTTTCCTGTTCTTCGTTTAGTATAAAATTAGTTGATTTCATTATAGTGCGATTCCCATATCTCTTGCCATGCCGATAGAGCGACGTTGTATATTATCACGCATATCCTCGAGTTTATCCATCTGTTGTATTATGCGTTCGTCCTTTTGGTCTTGTTTTTCAAGAGCTTCTCTTCTCCTTCTGTACATCTTCATTGCATTTTCACTAGCTTCAAAAGCTTTAATTATCTTTAAGTAGTGCGAGTTAGATTTTAAGAATTGCGCCTTGTCTGCAGGATCCATGGAATCTAGAGATGACTTTGCTTGTTGGGCTCTGGTTTTTAGCGAGTTGTATTCGTTGTATGTTTTAAAAGAAGAGCCTCTCATCTTAACTATACCTTTTACTACAGGAAGCTGCATTTCTTGAGGATCATCAGTAAACATGTTTAATGTACTCATGAACCCTGTGGCTAAAGAGCCTCCGAGGAAATCAGTCCACCATTGAAGTCCTGATCCACTCCAGCCTCCTCCGAGAGTAAGGGATTCTGTTCCAACATATTTAAGAGGATCAGAAAAAGTCATCATTGAAAGTAAGTTTCCAGGGACTACGTTGTTGCCTCCGGCCGCAGAGTTGATTCCATCAGATATATTTTTATAAATCTGTGGAGTGTTCCTCTTAGATAGAATTGAGGGGGATGCAGTTTCAGATCCAGAGAATTCTTTGTATACAGTGTTTCCATTCCACTGCTCATTCATTCCAATTTGGAACAGCCCTTGAAGCGCTGGAACGGGGACAGATTCAGACAGACTGGTTGGTGCATATGGAGAATAGGTCTGAGACATAACTTTTACGAACTGTAGAGAATCTTTTACAATGTCTCTACCTCCAGTCATTAATTGCTTTGAAAGGAAGTCGCCCATAGCCCAAAGCCCATGAGGTCCATAGCCTATGGGTACTGTTGTATGTCCAGGAGTTTTGTCATCACTGAACAGTGAGTGGGGCACGACAACACTAGTATATCTTGCGTGCTCGGAGACGTCGTCAAAATACGTGCTTTTATCGTCTTCTTCGTCATCGTCTCTACCTGTAAGAGCTCTCATCAACAAATTGTATGCAAGGCTGTATCTAATAACTTTTCCTCCAAGTACAAGAGATGACTGTAAGCCTCTCTTTTTAAGAGACTTTGCAAACACTCTATTACCTTGCACACTTGGGTTGAAGAACTGGATAAGTACTCCTAGTTGCTGAGACCAAGTACCTCTTTTATTAAAGTCTACGGTTACGTTTCTGGATGCAGGGATGAGTGTTTTTATGTCTATCCCCTCCTGAAGACCGTGCATAATAACCCTAGCACGTAAAACATTTTCCAAAGAGGTGTTAAGGTTGTCCACAAAGGAAGTCATAACACGAATTGGTTTTACTATTTTGCCTCCCTTTCTTGGTGTTTTAGAAGCTTTTTCGTTTTGCTTCAGTAGTTCTCTTATTTCATTAAATTTATAAAAAGCAGTCTTTCCGCCCAGCTTTTTGAGAACGTGATAAGCGGCTCCCATATCTGATTTAGCTAATTGGAAAAGCGAATCATTATCCATCTCCGCATAGCCGTTTGGAGCCTTACCGTATTCGTCTAAAGATTTCTCATAAGCAAAAATATCTCCAGCATGTTTGTGGAAGTTTATTGGGTTAGCTACCTTGTTTTTTATAACCTTAAGCTCTGAATCTGAATCAAGATTAAACCAGGCATTGGTTACATCACGAAGCGGGTTCCTTAACCAAAACTCGGGACTGTAGGAAGTTCTTATCTTAGAAAGATATTTTGTAGATATGTTAACCGTTGAAAGGACTTGACCTAGCTGTTCGTAAGTCATGTTTTTAGCAGAAGAGGCAAGTAGATTCCCCTGTTCTGTGTCTGCAAACATAATGACTTTTGGCCTTCCGTCTTCTCTTACAAATAGAGCACGTCCAGAATCTAAAACCTCAGCAGAAAACTTCATCTCCTGTATGTCGAAGAGGGTTTCCCCATCGCTGTTCTCTATAAGTTTTGAGGTCATTTTTATTCCCTCTTTCGGTTCTCTGAAAAGAACATCGTAGAGCTTTCCAGCTGCGGAATCTTTGTTCTCAATTTTTGCATTAAGAAGTTCTGTATGCACTTGATTAATTGCTTGTGCTGACTTTGCTCGTGTAGACCTAATGACAGCATCTTGATACCCTTGAGTAGTGTGAGCAAAGATAGTAAGTGGATCAGCCAGCATTGACCTACCTGTAGCGCTTTTTTGATAAACAGCTCCGTGTGGCATGTCAAAACCACGACCTTTTGCATCACCTGATCCAAGTAAGTCGTGCTGTTCTTCTTGCCTCGCATACTGATCTTCCATTCCCAAGAATCCTTGTAAGGGAAGTCTTCTAAAAGTTCCAAAATTAAGCCCCTCTATGGTGTGCAAGTCTTTGTCGTATCCTTTACTTGCTACAGTTGCGGCAGCTTCCATTCTTTCTTTAGATTTCTTGTCTAACATCTCAGCCTCGTACTGCAAATCCAGAGACTTTTTATGCATGTCAAACATCAGTTTTACTGGGTTGTTCCGATGTTTAATAAACTTTACCAAGTCTGGTTTTGTTTCAAGATCCTGAATTATCTTTTTAGCTTCCTTGTTGGACATTCCAGAGCCTGTGTCAGCTCCTTCGTCATCTACCAAAGCTTCTTTTCCTAGGTCTTGTCTGCTTTTTCTAATAGCTGCATTTGCTTGCGGTGCTACTAAAGCATACATGTAATAACCAATATCTTCCAACTCAGCTTTTGAGTCGTAAAGAGCGTCAGAGATAGGATTGATGTAAGCCCTTTGCCCTTCGTCCAGAAGGTCACCAGCAACGCCCATTTGAGAGTAGAAAGTGTCGTAAAGCCGAAGACGTTTTGCATCTTGTCCTTTTTTATCGTAACCAAGCTTTTCTATTATATGTTCTTGTGCTTGCATCCAAGGACCGAACTGTTCGACTAGTTTTCCATAAACACCTGTAAACTTTTTAGGACCTCTTTGCCCAATATTTATATCAAGCTCATTTGGCGGAGTCACTGGGTTCTTGGCTTTTTCTCTCCACTCAGTGTATTTGGATGTAAAGGAAGAAGCTAGTTTACTAAGAGCGTTTAGTGAACCAGGTCGTGAGAACATTTTAGATTCGTAACTTCCTAAATAGTTATCTTGTTCGTGAGCCGTTCCTACATCCTTATCACGGTTTACACTGTCGAAACTACCAAAAGCATCTGAGGTGTCAGAACCAGGACTCGCTTCGGGGTCTACAACTTCTCCCTCTGTATTTTCCTGTTCTGTTCCGTCTTCATTAAACCCTTGTTCGTCCACTCCCCTATTCACTTGGGCATCTTTTATTGTCTTCGCTTCTGATGCCGCCATGTCTTCTGCACTGGTTAGCTGTAGACCTCCCATATTAAATACAGCATCTTGCAAGGCTTGTAGCTTTGCTTGCATGTATTTTGAATTGGGCTTTTTCATGTCGCCCATGATGTTGTTGTAAAACTCGTTGTCTGATTCTAAATAGAATAGATTCTTAGCAAACTTTGATTGCATTTGTAATTGCTTGGCTTCCGCAGAAGCCATGTCCGTGTTTTCTAACTGAGAGAGAAGCTCGTTTATTGTTTCTAATCTGGCTTTATCTCCTTTTTCAAAAGAAAGGAAGCTCTCTTGTTCAGCCTGCCTGAAAGTCGATTCAATTTGAGACTCGTCATATATAATTTCCAGCCTGTAAGGAAATGCAAAAGTGGTTTCGGGCTTCTCTTTTTCGGTTTCGTTATCTTTAGATTCTTCTTGTTTACCCTCTTTATTATCCTTCTGTGCTTTTTTGTAAGCGGGCCATCTAACCTCTAAACCACCAATATTTCTAGGAGCGTTTTCTTCTTGATTTGTAAAGTCTGAGAAAGACCACTTTGAATGCTTGGAATCGCCAATGCTTTCAGATCTCTTCATGTTTTCATCAACATGGACTCGTGCATATGCGGGAAATGCTTTCCTTATTGTTTTTCCTTTGTCGTCTTTTTCAGCCGGAATCACTCCAACCTTGATGACCTGTCCGTGTCTATATTTTTTCTCTAGAGTTGCTACATAAAGACTCTCCTGTGCTTGGTTTTGAATTAAAGTATTGATTGCGTCGATGTCTTTTTTACCAAGTCCTTTTTTTTCAGCTACTACCGGCTTCATCTTCTTTGCTTGGTCGAGCCTGAAAGAAGCAACGTAGTTTAAAAGAACTTTGGTGCTAAGAGGGATTTTAGACTCTCTGTCTGTTACAACTTGAGCGAGTCTTTCCTTTAAGTAAGCAAGTTCACGCCTAACCCCGTAGCTTTCTCTAAGTTCTTTCTTGTCTAAGAATTTAATTTGTTTTTCGAGGCTTTCTTGTGCTTTTTCTAAGGCGCCACTCTCTTCTAGCTTATTTAGTAAGATGTCAGGTGCATGAGTGATATACTTTAATAGAGCAATCCCACCTTGAGCATCGGCGTAGTATTTATTGTGCGATCCATCGAGTAAGCCGATGTTTTTAATACCGCCCATTTCAATAATAGCTTGCACGAGCTGGCGAGCAGTTAATTTTAGAGAAGATAGGTTTGTTATAGTTTGGGAAAGAGAAATGTCATTTCTTACTTTTCCACCAACAGTTCGGCCAACCTCTTCTTCTGGTTTTATATAGTTCGAATAAGCGTATTCACTTAGCAGGCTATTATTTACCTCTTCTGAGACCTTGTAATACCGGCCATTTTTGCCGAGTTTTTCGAAAGAACCTTTTTCGTTAATCTTTATAATTAATTCTTTTCCCTCTTTCACTAGAGTGGTTTCCATAACTTCGTTGCCTTGGAACCATCTAAATCTCCAGTCTTTAAGGTTAGTGGATTTCCCTTCTCTAAAAGATTTTAAAACCTCGAGTTCAAGCTCAAGCTCTTTTATTCCTTCATTGACTGCCAAGGTATTTTTTCCGCTATCTTTAAGCTTTTCAATTAAAGCAATCTTACGATCCTTTATGTTTTCTACTTCACTGTGATAAATAGTTACCTTCTTAGAATCGTTATGAGCACGTTTTTTGCTTCTTGTAAAACTGGAGTGTCTTTCAAGTACTCCTACGATTTGGTTAATGTCTGCTTCTTCCCTAACCCAACCTTGTTGAAGGTGCTGATTAAAAATTTCTTGGATATCTTTAGCTTCCTGAGAGCTGATGTCTATGTTTCTTTTAGCAGTGTATGTGTATCCATTTATGTGGATTTTTTCTCTAGCTGCTATGATCACTGCATCGTTTCTTGCAAGAGATGCTTTTACTTCATTGACAAATTGAGTTCCAGAAACAGCTTCCTTTATATAAGCAGTTCTAGGCACCTCTAATTCTGGGTTCCAAAAGACCCTGACCTTTCCTGATTCATCTTTGGGCAGTTTTGTTCTAGTTCCCTTCAGCAGCTTGGTTCTAGATACGGGGTTAACAGTAACTTCAAGACGGCCGTCCTTGTTGTACCTTTTCTTTTCCTGAGCAATCTCTCCTTCTAAATGATTTCGGACATCGTGGTGGATCTGTCTGTTGTCTTCAAAATTCATCTCGATAGCCCGTCTAACAACATCGGATTTTTCGCCGTGTAGATCTAAGGCCATTGGAAGTCCGGTCGATTCAGCAAGCCTACGGTTTTCCGCCTGTTGTTCGTCCCAAATCTTTTTATACGCGGGAGTGTTTAAAATTGTTTTTAGATCGTCTATCCATCTACCTTTGTACAGGATCCCTCTTCTGCTCGGTGGAAGTCTGAGATCTCCGTCAGCAAGCATTTCGACGTACTCTTTTCCGAGATCCATTGCCCAATCTAATCCGTTTGGATCGTAGTCATTAAAAGCTTGTTCCGTTTCTTTCCTCCTATTTACACGCAAGACAGTGTCAACAAGGGTGTCTATGATTTTTTTATCAGAAGTTGGGGTTAACTCTCTAACTCCTAACTTCATCCTTGCATCCGCTCCTTTTGCGGCCTGAACACTGGCAGTGTTGTAAGGATCAAACATCTTTCCGGTGGTGTATCCACCTTTTAGGGCATCTTGAAAAGCCTGGTTTTTTCCACTTAATGCAATCTCTTCGTGCATTCTTTGGAGAACGTGTCTGTATTCCTGCGTGGTAATAGACTGAGGAACGGGGCCTCCAGAAAGAAAAGTATTAATTGGACTTGTTGGATCTAGTGTAATGTCTAGCCCTTCAAGCATTCCTGCTTGGTTCTTGTATTTAGGCTGCATTGAGGATAAATCCGAGTGGCTCATCTCAAAACCATAAATTTTTTGTAGCTTAGCTAATCTTTTTGTTAAGAGTTGTAAGTTTTGTAGTGCTTCTTTCCTCGCTTCATCAGTTAGAGGAATTGTTCCCTCTTCAACTAAAGGAAAAACTTTAGATCTTACTAGGTTCTTTCCTACTCTCTGAACCCTGTAACTAGCAGGGCTTGCATATGCTAAGATGTCAAAGGCTTTGTAAGAATTTACAGTAAAACCATCTTTAGCACTGTATAACTCTCCTCCAAAATAAAACTTTTCTCCCTTTTTAAAGAAAACATCCTTTGCAAAGTTCTTTGGAGCAACCCTTCCACTGTCTAACCCGTCTTGAATAGTATTTATACTTTCTATGAGTTCTCTTTCTGTATAAAGTGCATAATCAAGAACAAACCGGTCGGTGTTGTTGTACCTAGAACCTCCCACCATTTCTGTGTCTATTTCACCCATTCTTTCTGCTATTCTAGAATTCGTTAAATTGATAGCTAGGTGCGTTGAGGGTAGGAGTTCTGTCTTTTGTATGGAAGGTTCCGTGTCCATAATCTTCCTCCTGTCAGCTGTAGAAACTCCTAATTCTGACTCCAGGTCAGCAAATGTTACATTTTTCCTTAACTTTTTATCTTTTGTCAGGCTTCTGATAGCTTGCCATACTTTTTTAGTCTGGATGTCGTTCTTTTTCGCAGCCAGGTTAGCAGCAGTAGTGTTAGATAGTTTAACAAGAGATTGCTTTTTACCTGGTGCTTTTTCTAAACCTAAGGCTTTGAGGATTTCTTTTTGCTTTTGCTCAAACTCAAGCATTGCTGGAAGTTTCTGCACTCTTCTTCTTCTGGAGTTCTTGTTCCTTTCAGCAAATTTTTCATATTCTGTAATCAGACCATAAACACCGTATTTCTTTTCAAGATCACTTTTCTTTTTCGGGTCATCTTTTACTTCATCGCTAAGCCTCGTATACACCCCACTCATACGGCTAATTTTTTCTAAAAGAACCGCAGTCACAGTAGCACCTTCATCTATTTTAAAGTAAGAAGATTCTTTTGGACCGTATTGTGTTTGAATAGTCTCCCCTGCACGCATCATTGCAAGAGCACTGAGTATGCGGGCTTGATAGACGTTGTAATCCTGGCCGGTCTCACGTTGAAATTCGGCAGCGTTTTCGGGAAGCATGTTCCAATCAAAATTGTCTGCTAGTTTAGCGAGCTCTTGTTTTCCATTTATGGTAAAAGTGCCTTTGCTTTCGCCCTTAGCATAAACAACATTTAACTTATCAAAAGAAGCTAAATCTGAAAGTGTAATCATGTCTCCTGGCTTGCCGTCTCTACTTGCAATCCTGAGATCTCCAAAATTGATTCCTTTTAGTTTTTTGTCGTCTGGTTTAAAGTTAATGAGAACTGGAGTATTTCTTATGTCAATGAGCTCAGTTGCAGCTCCCATAGAACCTTTTACTTCTCTTATGTTTTCTACTTTCTTAACACCTGTTTCAATTCTTTCTCTAGCTCTAGCGATGTTATCTCTAGTCTTTCTGTTCTTAATCCCAGTTATCTTTTGAACTAGTGGCTTAAGATTCTCTACATCATTTATTAAAGCCTGTGCTTTTTGAACATTTTTAGAAGTCTGGCCTTTTCCACCAGGTTCTTTTACTAGCCAATCCAGTTTAGGAACAAAACCAGTAATTTCTTCGTTAGAGTCTAACTCTTTTAACACAGGGCCGCTTAGAAACTTAGATAGAGCTTTTGAAACTTCTTCTATTTCCGTATCTTTAGAGACCGTTAAAGTGTCTGTAAGAAAATCTTCCAACTGTCTGCCTGTGCCTAATGCGTCTTTTTCATCAAGTTTAAAATTACCAAGAGCACTCTTTAAAGAAGTTACCGTTTTAGCGATTCCTTCAGAAGAATCTACAGTACTTTCTTCCTCCATGTCTTTGATAAGCTTTCTTTCAGCAGCAACTCCGGCTTCGAGGCTCTCCATTTTATCCTGTAAGAGTTCGACTTTCTTACCCATTTCTTCATTGCCGTACATTTCGTAGGCTTCTTCTATTGATTTTATATCAATAGAATCTGAATCAGAAAGAGCGCCTCTAGCCCTGCTAAGGGCAGCGTCTGTTAGTGCAGTAAGGCCAGCTTTGTCTGCAACCATTTCAAAGATTTCTTCTGTAGTTACCCTTCCTTTTTTCTGAAATAGCTTTTCAACATCAGGTAGTAACTCATTTAATAGCTCTTTATCGCTAGTTTCTATGATCTTTTTCACAGCCCTATCAACGTCTTTAAAACTCTTCCCTTGTTCTTTTAGGAGTTTGTTCGTTCCTTCGATATCGGCTATTATTTTTAAATTCCTTTGCTCGGAATAGTCGACCTCTTCATTTGGGTCTGCTACCTTTTGGCCTGCTCTGTTCTTAGACGTCTTTGGTTTAAAGGTGTCTGTCTTGTTGTCATACTTTTGACCAACATTAAAATCTAGTTCTTCCTGTGCAATTCTTTCGTCAGCAGCTTGTTCATAGCCAGTTGTGGTGCTTTTGTAATCTTCTTGAAGCTGTACTGCTTCTGCAATTGAATAGATTTCGCCTTTGAAGCGTATGTCCTTTGCTCCTCTAGACTCGGTAGGAGCGGCTGCCTTGATAGCTTTCTCTAACTTTTTTTGGTTTTGTAAAGCATCTATGTAAGTACTTTCTGCAGGCTCTCCCTTTAAACCGGTAGGGTCTGTCTTTAAACTTTTGAGCTTCTGTTTTCTGTCTGACTTGGCCATCTCATTGAGGATGATCCTTTTACGAGTTGCTCGCTGTTCTTCAGTGTACGCTTGCGGCTCGCTCGGACCCTTTCCAAGTCTTTCTTTTCTTATCCTGGAAGTGCCTGTTTCAATAGCTTGTTCTACATCTTGGTCCTGGAGTAATCCGAGATCGTCGTCTGCGTTTACTGGAGGTTTTAAGCGGTATGCTTCTCCTAGAGGAGAAAACTGATCAGGAGTTGCTGTGATTTCAACTCTGTCTTTTAACATGGCATCGGTGTTTAAAACCATACCTATGTCTTTTAAAAATTGTTCTTCGCTGAGAAGTTTATTCCTCATACTACCTAAAGCATTATAGTCACTTTGTTGGGATCTTCGATCTGCTTTACCAGGTCCTTTATAGACCAGTTGGTTGTTTGGACTTACTGCAAATTGCATCCACTCTAAAATCTGAGCATCCATGTCTTCTGGAGCTGTTTTCTCTGAGCGAGTGCCTGTGTCTCCGTCCTGCATTGGGATGCCAGAAACGTCTTCTCCAACTGGC